GCGCGCTTGGGTCGCAGCTATCGGCAAACGCCTGCTCGACTTGCTGTGCTTCGGATTGCATGGATTGCTCCCTGTGGATGGAGGCGAATGTACTCGCGGGTAATAGGCTTGTCAATACCCCTGAGTAAAATAATTATTTCCTGTTGGTATTGACATCGCTTCATACCCGCGAGTAAATTGCGCGACATGGAAACTCTACGCGCTTACCTCGCAACACTCTCCGTTCAAGATCAAGCCGCCTACGCGAAGCGTTGCGGTACCTCAATCGGCTATCTTCGCAAAGCACTCTCAACGAAACCAAATATAGACGGAGGCCTTGTGCGCCGTCTCGCCGATGAAAGTGGCGACGCGGTGAAGCGCGAGGAGCTTCGGCCGGATATTTGGGGTGATACCGAACAAAAAGCTGCCTAATTCACGGCTCCGGGAGCAATTCTCGGAGCCGTTTTCACTTGTGGAAAAGTATAATTTCACTGCGGGAGCTACCGTGATAGCCGAAGAATACTCCACGATGCAGTCAGCTCCGCTGCTCTCCGGAATCCCCGGAAAACTTTCAGACGAAGACCGCGAGTGCGCAATCGTCACTTGTGCTGAGGCGATGAAGGCAACTGCCAGCGCGCCTCTCAAGCGGTATTGGTGGACCGCAATGCGAAACCTGATTGATGGCCGCTCAGCCGCTCAGGTCGAGGCCATGGAGCGCGAGAAGGGACTCTCCTGATGATCCGCCGGCATCTCAAGCGTGCTGCGATGTGGCTGTTCCATCATCGGCTGTTGTCACCGAAAAACGTCAATCGGCTATTCGCCGTTTTCAACCTGCGGAGCCTGTGACCAATGTCTGGGGAGTGGATCAAGATGCGTCACGACCTGCACGAAGATCCAGCGGTGATCTCCATCGCAGGGAAGCTGGACATCCGCGAGGCGGAGGTTGTCGGGCACCTTCACTGGCTGTGGTCGTGGGCAGATAAGCACAGCGTCGACGGTAACGCTGTCAGCGTTACAGCAGACTGGATAGATCGCAAGATCGGGCGAACAGGCTTCGCTTCTGCAATGGTCGAGGTACGCTGGTTGCTGATCGACGGCGGTACGGTGACTTTCCCTAACTTCGACAGGCACAACGGAGAAACAGCGAAGAAACGGGCAGTTACGAATAAACGTGTCTCTGATTACAGAGAAGTGAAACGCATCAGTAACGCTGAATGCAACGATTTGAGCGTTACGCATGTAACGCTCGATGCGTTACATAAAGCGTTACCAGAAGAAGAAGAAGAAGAAGAAGAAGAAGAGAAGAAAGATCAAAAGATATTCAGCGAACCGCAGCAAGTTCCCACTTCCCGGTTTGACGAATTCTGGAAACTATACCCCGAGAAGGTTGGGAAGAAGCCTTGTGCGACGAAGTGGAAGGCCCGCCAGCTTGACCGTGTAGCGGAGGTTATCATTGCCGACGTCAGGCAACGCATCGCCACGGATCGCAGATGGCGCGACGGGTTTGTCCCGAACCCTGAAACCTACCTCAACCAGGATCGCTGGAACGACGGCATTCAGTCGAAGACTTCGAACGTATCTGCCACAACTTCCGTCGGGAACGGCGCGCCTGCGGCTGATGACCTCGACTTCCTGCTGAGGACAGCTATATGAGCCCCGCATTCTCAGTGGTGCAACCGTGAGAGCTTCTGATATTTCGCGGCTTCTCGGCGCGCAAGCAGAATCTGTGGTGCGCGAACTGCTACCGCAGGGAAAGCGCGTCGGTCATGAATGGAAGTGCGGCAGCCTCAGCGGCGAGCCAGGCGATTCCCTCGGCGTGCATCTGACTGGCGATAAGGCCGGGGTGTGGTCTGACTTCAGCACCGGCGACAAGGGCGATTTCATCGGACTATGGATGGCGGCGCGCAATTGCACGCTGCAAGAGGCATGCAGCCAAGCGCTGGCGCTTCTCGGGATCAGCGAAGACCGTCCGGTGAGGCGAGACACGCGCGCATGGAGCCGGCCGACGCGCGAAGGCGTCAGTCGCCTGACCGCGGAACATCTGACCTGGCTGACGGACGTACGCAATCTGCCGCTTGAGTCGATCGACGCATACAAGCTGGCGAGCCGCGGCGAGCGTCTGATGTTTCCCTATCTGCTCGGAGAAGACCTAGTCTTCGCAAAGTACCGCAAGCTGCCGAAGCAGTTCAGCGCCGATGCGGAGTGCGAGCCGATTCTGTTCGGCTGGCAGGCGCTGAGTCTCAAGGCGCGCGCAGTGTGCATCACCGAGGGCGAACTCGATGCGATAGCGATGCACGCGTACGGCTTCCCGAGTCTAAGTGTTCCTACCGGCGCCGGAGCGCATGGATGGATTGAGCGCGAGTACGAGCGCCTCGAGCGATTCGATACGATCTACCTATCGATGGACGATGACGCCGCAGGCCGCAAGGCTATACCGGATCTTGTGGAGCGCCTCGGCCGCGAACGTTGCAAGGTCGTTCGGTTGCCGCATAAGGACGCGAACGAATGCCTTGTACAAGGCATTACGCGTGAGCAGATTATCGAAGCGATGCGCATGGCGCGCACGCAAGACCCTGACGAATTGCGCAACGTCGGAGACTTCGAAGACGACGTGATCGCGGAGTATGACCGCGTTGACGAAGGCATGCTGCTGCCATGGCCGAAGACGCATAACACGCTGCGCCTTCGCCCGGGAGAGACATCGATATGGGCAGGCTACAGCGGCCACGGAAAGTCTGCCGTGATCAGCTATGTCGTCGGATTCCTGGCGCTGGCCGGTTCGAAGGTTTGTGTCGCCAGCATGGAGTTCCGCACGCCGATGTGGCTGATGCGCATGAATCGTCAGGTGGCAGGAGTTTGCAAGCCTACACAGGCATTCGCGCGGGAGATTCATCGCAAGCTTTCGGCCTGCATGTTCGCGTTCGATGTGGCCGGCCGCGCGAAGGGTCAGCGAATCCTTGAGGTGTTCAAGTACGCGCGCCGCCGCTATCAGATAGACCTGTTCGTCATCGACAACCTCACGAAGTGCGGATTCGCCGATGACGATTACGCGGGCCAGAAAACCTTTGTCGAGGATTTGACCGACTTCGCCCGCGAGTCTGGCGCGCACATCGCCATCGTCGCGCACATGCGCAAGGGCGGAAAAGGCGAGAGCGAAGATCGGCCTGCGGGCAAGAGCGGCGTGAAGGGATCCGGCGGTATTACCGATATGGCCGACACGACAATCGAGATATGGCGCAATCGGCCGCGCGAGCGCGCCGTGAAGAATCTCGCCGACAAGAACGCAAATCTCGCCGAGATCGGACAAGAGCCCGAGCAGCTCGACGAGAAATTCGCCAACGCGCCAGACACTGTGCTGTTCGTCAGCAAGCAGCGCGCCACTGGAGAAGAGCCATCAATCGCACTTTGGTTCGACAAGACAACTACGCAATTCTTGAGCGGGCCGAACCAACGCCCGCGGTCGCTGATGCCGCTCAGTGTGGTCGACAGCCAGAGCGAAGTGGCGTGAGCCTCGACGAACGCAAGCGCCGCAACCGCGAGCGCATGCCGCAAACCGCCGCATGGATGGACATGCTCGCCGCGTTCCAGCCTCGTGTAATTCACGCAGCCGAAAACGGCCACGAAGTAGGGAAGCGCGACGCATGACCCCGCTAATCGAAGACCTCGCAATCGCCTTCGTCGCCACCTATTGGCGCGTAGCCTGCGAATACGGTCGGCAGGCGCCGATGGACTTTAGAGTGCAGAAGGCTCGCAAGAATTGGCGCGAGGCGCGCAAGGATTGGTTCGAATTCCTCCTGGGTGCCGCATGAGCTATTTCGAATTCAGCGGTGCATCCGAATTGCCGCAGTACGGCAGCTTTCTCGATCGCAAGTTGCATGAGGGAGCAGATCACGGTTTTGAGCCGACGTTCATGCCGACGCAACTCTTCGACTTTCAGCAGGCGATGGTTCACTACGCGGTGCGAAAGGGGCGCGCTGCGCTGTTCGAGGATTGCGGGCTTGGCAAGACGTTCCAGTCTTTGACCTGGGGCCAGAACGTTATCGAGCACACAAACAAGCCAGTGCTCTATCTGACTCCGCTCGCGGTCGCTGCGCAGACGATTCGCGAGGCTGGAAAGATCGGCGTAGAGGTAAAGCGGTCGAGCGATGGCGAGTACTCGGGCAAGTTTATAGTCACGAATTACGAGCGGCTTGCACACTTCGACCCGGCCGATTTTTCTGGAGTAATTTGCGGCGAGTCATCAATCCTAAAATCGTTCGACGGCGCGATCAAGTCGCAGATAACTGACTTCATGCGCAAGGTGCCATACCGGTTGCTTGAAACAGCAACCGCAGCGCCGAACGATTACATCGAACTAGGCACATCGTCCGAGGCCCTTGGCTACATGGGCTTCATGGACATGCTCAATCGGTTCTTCAAGAACGACCTGAACAACAGCGCTACGCGGCGCCACTATGGCGAGGCGCCGAAATGGCGATTCAAGGGGCATGCTGAACTTCCGTTCTGGCGTTGGGTGTGTTCATGGGCGCGCGCATTGCGCAAACCATCAGATCTCGGCTTCGATGACGGCGCTTTCATCCTGCCGCCGCTGACAGAGGAGCGCCATCTTGTTGACGCCAAGTCGCTGGCGAACGGCATGCTGTTCAACCTGCCAGCGGCAACATTGCCAGAGCAGCGCGAGGAAAAGAAACGCACCGTGCGTGAACGCTGCGAAAGAGTCGCTGAATTGGTTGCGCATGATCAGCCGTCAATCATGTGGTGCCAGTTCAACGAGGAAGGGGATTTGCTCGAAGATCTAGTGCCTGGCGCGGTGCAGGTTTCCGGCTCAGACAAAGACGCAGTGAAGGAAGAGCGGTTTATTGCGTTTGCCGAAGGTCAAATCAAAAAGCTAGTGACTAAGGCAAAGATCGGCGGACTAGGCATGAACTGGCAGCAGTGCGCGCATGTGACGTACTTCCCATCGCACTCGTATGAACAATACTACCAAGCGGTGCGCCGCTGCTACCGCTTCGGTCAGCGCAATTCTGTGCGCGTCGATATTGTGCATACGGCTGGCGAGGCACGAGTGATCGAAAACCAAGAACGAAAGGCGCGACAGGCGCAGCAGATGTTCGGCAACCTGGTCGCAGAAATGAACAATGCTATTCACCTCAGCGCGAAGAAAACTCACGCGCAGAAATTGGAGATTCCCTCATGGCTGTGATCGAACAGGCCTTGACAGAGCGCTATGCGATATTCAACGGCGACTGCATCGAGGTCATGGGCTCGCTTCCTAGCGAGTCGGTTCATCTGTCCGTTTATTCGCCGCCGTTCGGAGGCTTGTATCACTACTCGTCCGACGAGCGCGACCTATCGAACTGTCGGGACTATGCGCAGTTCTTCGACCATTACGCTTATGTGGTGCGCGAGATTGCGCGACTGACGATGCCAGGTCGTTGCACTGCTGTGCATTGCATGGATGTGCCGAACGGCAATTGTCAGTTCCGCTCATATACCGATTTCCCTGGCGACATTATCCGGCTGCATGCCCGTGAAGGCTTCGACTTTATTGCGCGGCACGCGATATGGAAGGAGCCTCTTGGCGTGCGCCGCCGCACGATGCAGAAGAACCTTGCGCACGCGACCGCCGTGGATGATTCAGTGCAATGCGGCGTCGCCTCCGCTGACTACGTGCTTGTATTTGCCAAGAGCGGGGCAAATCCGGTGCCTGTGTCGAACCCGGTAGGCTTCCTCGAATACGCTGGCGACGATTCCAAGATGCCGAGCGACGTGCGCGCATTGCGTGGATTCCAGGGCGACCAGAAGCAAAACCGTTTCTCGCATTGGATCTGGCGCCGCTACGCATCGTCTATTTGGGACGACATTCGCCTCGGCCGCGTGCTGCCTTACGAGGCATCGAAAGATGAGGACGACGAAAAGCATGTTCATCCGCTTCAACTCGACGTGATCGATCGTATCGTGCAGATGCGCAGCAATGCCGGGGAAAACGTATTCACACCATTCATGGGTGTTGGCTCTGAGGTCTATTCGGCAGTCACGCATGGCCGCCGCGGTATCGGCGCAGAACTCAAGTCCAGCTATTACAAGCAGGCAGTGCGCAATATGGAGGCAGCGGCGCGCGGCGCGCTCAAGGAAGTTGCGCAGCAAGACATTTTCGCGCAGCAGGAAGATGAAGCCGCATGAACAGCAAGCCTAACCAGCGCGAACACAGCGAGCACAAGCCCGCAACGCTGCGCTGCGAATGCGGTGAGCCTGTCGCGGTGCTGCAGGACGGCTCGCATTCGGTCTGGTGCGAAACCTGCCGGGCGAAGCTGGCGCAGGCGATTGTCGGGGATGTTGACGCGCAATGAACGCCACAGCTGCCACAAGGCCGCGCAAGCCTGCGAAGCCGCAGAAGCCGCTCTACATGCGTGCAGTGAAGGCGATTCTCGTCGACGCGAAGACCGGAGAGATGCTCGGCGGCCCGCAGAGCATGCTTGCGCCGCTCACGGAATGGGACGCGCGCGCGATACGCGATCGCGGCTTCAAGATCAACGAAACGATCCGCGTCGAGGCGAAGCGCCCACGAAATCCGAAGTTCAACGCAATGGCGCACGCGCTCGGCGCGTTACTGGTCGAACATTGCGAAGGCTTCGAGGGGATGGAGACCCATGCAGCCCTCAAAAAAGCTCAGACCGAAGCCAAGGTCTGCTGCGACGAATCGCACGTCGAGCTCGACTTGACGAGCCTCGGCATCGGCATCATCCAGGCGCCAGTGCTGCAGCCGCAATCCATCGCGTTTGATTCCATGCTGGAAGAGGACTTTAACAAGCTGGTGCTGGCCGTCTGCGCGTACATCCGCGAGAAATATCACGGCGTACCGCCTGAAGCGTTGGCGGAAATCATCGCAGCGGTCGAGGAACGCGCGCCGTGAGAACGAAGAACGCCCGCGCGCACGACGATATCGAGGCCGCGTATCTGGCGGACTGCAAGCGCATCCCTTGCGTGGTATGCAACGCTCCGCCGCCGGGCGAAGCGCATCACCCGGAGCAGGGACTTCACCTTTGCGGCATAGGCTGCTGCAAGGACTGCCACGGCGGGCCAGGACATCCGCATGGCTGGCACGGCGATAAGTCGCGCTGGCGCGCTGCGAAGATGACGCCGATGCGGGCAATCAACGAAACAAGGCGCCGCATTGAACTTCTGCGCGAGGGTCGCGCAATGCCGCTGGCCGCAATCGCGCCACGCATGAGCAAACAGCTAGCTAAACCAACTGCCGACGGCGCTATCCCGCGCTACGTCGCAAGACCATGGGTGAAGTGATGACCTTTCGAGTCACGATAGGCGCCGATCCAGGCCAGTCCGGCGCGCTGGCGATTCTCGCTGACGGTGTACCGGCCGGATTCATTGACATGCCGACGATGGCACGCACGAACGGCAGCGGCGAGGAAGTGAACGGCGCTGAGCTCGCAGCGCGCCTGCGCGGTCTGTTCCAGCAACATCAAGGCGCGCATTTCCTTGCCGTTGTCGAAGCGGTCGCTGCGATGCCAGGGCAGGGTGGCAGCGGAATGTTCCGATTCGGCGAGAGCTATGGCGTGCTGAAAGGCGTGCTGGCGGCGCTAGGCATAGGCTACAAGCTCGTTCGACCGCAACGCTGGAAGGGTTATTTCGGTCTGACCGGGAAGGCTGAGACGGCGCAGGAGAAGGCTGCGCTGAAAGACCGATCGCGCACAATGGCTATCAACCGGTTTCCGCAGCTGGCATCGGAGCTGGCGCGCAAGAAAGATGTTGGCCGCGCCGACGCGCTAATGCTGGCGCTGTACGCCGTCGAGACAGAGCAAGCCGCGAGTATCGCCGCATGAAAAATCACGTCCCCGCGCCAACTTACGAATTCGAAGGCCAACAACTGACCTGCGCCGAGATCTGCAAGCTGGTGCCGCGACTGAGCCGTAGCTCGATTCTGTGGCATCTACGGCAGGGCAGAATGACACGCATCGCGATGCTCCAGTTCGACCCTCGCGCGGCACGGCGCAAGACGCGGCTGAAGAATCAACGGCTGTGGGCACAAGGGGCGGCGGTATGAATCCGCGTGAGCTACTTGCCCGCCTGAACGTCCCAGCGGTCCGCTATGAAATCGGCCGCGGTGGAATACCGGAACTGACCAACATCGATATAGCCGGGGCGCTGGGGATGATTCAAGACCAATTCGCGCGCGATATTCTGTGCGTCGTCTGGTGGCCTGATGGCTCGCACGCGGTATTCGACAGCATGGCGGAGACCGTCCGGGTGCGTTTGCTGAATGAATATTCAGACCGTGAACGGGCCCATGTCGCTGCGCGGCTTGAACTCAATATTGCGCAATCCTCTTTCGATGCAAAGCCTAAAAAGGGCGATTGGGACGACCAGATTGTTGCGGACCTAAAGAGGGAAATAGACCGCGCCAGCGCGCGTCGTTGGCCGTGGAGCTTGGAGCGATACAGCCGGATGTTCCCGGTCGTGGTGGAAGAGATGCGCCGTCCGCGCCATTGCCCGGCATGCTGTGGCCGTGGAATCTACATCGATGAAAGCGGAATCAAGAACTGCCGTCGCTGTAATGCTTCTGGCGTCAGGCATGAAACGAAGTCATGGCGCGCCGGACAGTTCGGCCTATCGCGTGACAAGTTCGCTCGGCATTGGGCAGGAGTGTACGATTGGGTCTATCGTGTCATTGCCGACGCCGAGAACAAGGCAGCCAAGGAGCTGTTCCAGATCGTCCGTCGCGATATTTTCGACCCGCTCGAAGTCGCCTGAAAATGTAACCTAGAAAGTGCGCACGGTTTGAGTTACTTTTGACAAAGTACGATACAAGCCCGCCTATTGAGCGGGCTTTTGCATTTCTACGCCCCAGCAATCGAATGTTCAGCGGTGGCTGACGTCGGTTCGCGTTCGGTCTGTACCTGGGCCATCGGGGCACCTTTCAACCTCCGCAGCGGGCTAAGGCAGCGTCGTGAGATGCGGCAGGATTTCACCATGTGGGCTCACCTTCCCCTGAGCCAATGACAAGCGCATGGGCAAAAACGGCGCCCGCTGCGGGATTTTTATTCGAAGGAGTAGCACATGAGTAACAAAACCACGCTTCTGGCATGGGTTCAGGCCCAAACCGAGGAAGTCTGCGCAGCGGTATGCGCGGCGTTCAACATCGTTGTCCCGTCCGAGTCGAATCATGACGCGCCGGACGAGCATGCGGCAGTAAAGTGCTTGCTATTGCGCGCTAGTCGCCCGGAGGCTAACGAGCGCGGAATCACGCAGGAAATCGTCAATTCCCTGCCGCCCGGCGCTGCCAAGGACTTCGGCAATAAATGGCTCGGCTACATCAATACGCTGTACATGTTCAACGGCTTCAAGACGCTGGCCGTGCATGATGATAACGGCAAGTTCTTCACGCCCGGCGTATTCGTGGCGGCTTCCGTGAACCTCCGCGACGGCTCGCCGGTATGGCCGACCGTGCAGGACGTGACGGATGGGCTGAACGCTCTGCCAGATCCGACCACGAATCAGGGCCAAGGTTTCAAGCCGTAATGGATCCGTTGACCGTCGCAGTCGGGGGGCTGGCTGTGGCGATCGCAGCACACGGAGTCATGTGGTTTTTCAAAACGCCAAGGCAGGAAGCCGAAGAGATCATGAATCGCATGACGGAAGCCGAGCGAGAGCATCGCAAATTGGAGGTTGATTTCATTCGTTCCTCAGTGTCGTTAGGTGTCAAAGTCGATCAGCTCGGGGTGGAGGTTAGCGGGCTGACGATTGCCGTGAAAGAACTCACACGGAGAATGGACAATGGGAGCGCCCGACACCCCGGACGAACCAATAGAAGTGATCCAGAAGCTTGATGACCTGATCGAACAATGCAGGGAGCTGACAAAAGCGGTACGCGTGGCTGCGATTCCAGCAACAAGCAACACGAACAAGCTCACGATCGGCAGCACGAATTTCTACCATGGCGCCTTCGTCGGATTCTGCATCGCAACATGTCTCGCAACATGGGTTGCGTTGCTGGTGTTTGACAAGCGCGTGGACAGCCTTCAGGCGTGGTCGGACATTTACCGGCGCGATATCGGACAACTGGTGACTCGAGTCAACAATCTGGAAAAGAAGCCATGAGCACGGTCATTATTGGCAACGGCGGCGGCGGGAAAGCAGCCATCGATAAACTGGTAAACGCCTCGCACCAAGGCCAGATGAGCATGGATCAGAGCGTCATCGCCGCATGGCTGATTGCGCGGCTGATCGAGCTGGCCAACCTCACGCCTGGCGAACCGGTTTCCTGAATCCTAAATGATAGCACGCACGCTGAACTGGCTTCTTAACCACGAAGCCTTCGCCTGCGCGCTGATCATCGGCATCCTTCTAGGCCTGAGCATCGCGTTTTCGTTATGGATGCGATGTCAGGCCATCCGAGACGACGAGCACAGCTCGCACCGTTTTATCGGCTGATGTTCACACCCTCCGCTCAACTCCACGCCGATATGCGGCGGTGGGAAGGCGAATCGCTTATCGCATACAGGGACTCGCTCGGATTCTGGACTCAGGGTGTGGGCCGCCATCACGGCATTACGGCCAGCTCGCCATCGATTACCAGCGACATAGAGTCGCAATGGTTGGTCGAGGATATCCAGACTGGATATTACGATGGGCTCGATTTGGTTCCAAACATGGATTCGTTCGACCTCGTGCGCAAAGAGGCGCTGATTGCTTTGGCGTTCAACATGGGCAAGGATACGCTCTCGCAGTTCGTGCCGTTTCTTCGCTATCTACAGCAACGCAATTGGGACGAGGCGGCGTTTCATCTGCTAACGAACCTTTCGCATCGACTGACGCCCTACCTGATCCAAACGAAGGCGCGGGCGGTGGAGACCGCACTGCGCATCTGTTCTGGCGAAGTGCTCGAAGAATTCCTGGTCGCGTAGGAGAACGCCATGTCACTCGGTACGATTCTGTTGATCATCCTGTTGCTCGTGCTATTCGGCGGTGGCGGGTTTTTCGTCGGTGGCCCGGTCTATGGTGGCAGTGGCGTCGGCCTGGTTCTGCTCATTCTGATCATCGTAATCGTAGTGCGCGGCAGGATATGAACGAGAGAGCGGACCAGCAAGCAATAAACTGGCTGGGCGCCGCGCTGACCGCTTTTCTGTGCATCCTGTTGACCTATATAACGATTGCGCTTGTAAACGGTACGGTGCAGCCAACGTTCCGCGATGTCGTTATCGGGCTGGTTGGATTCATCACGGCGAAGCTATCGACCGTTTACGACTGGTGCTTCGGCACCAGCAACGCGAGCAAGAAAAAGGACGAGATCATTGCGACGCAGGCCCAGACAGCCGCAGCGGCGCAGGGCGCATTGCCGCGCGTGGAAGGTGCGCCCGAAAAGGTCGTTCCGCTGGCGCCAGGCGAGAGCGTTACGGCAACGGCGGAAACGAAGCCGTGAGCAACGGGAGGCGGCCGACAGGCATTGGTGTTGATTCTGCAGGCAGCCCGGTAATCGACCCAACGGCGAACGTCATCGCGCTGGTAGAAGCTGAGTCCAAGCGTCTAGATGAAGCCCGGATGGCCGAATCGAAGCGAGTCGACGAGCAGATGGCGCTGCGTGCCGACTACGACGAAAAGCTGCGCCAAGCTGAAGCAAAGCGCATCGATGCAATACGCGCTGTGGACGTCAATGCCGTAGCGGTAGCGAGTCAGCGCGCCGCAGACCAAGCCAGCGTGCTGGCGAATCAGGTCGTGCAGTCAGCCGAGGCGTTGAGAACGCTGGTGGCATCTACCGCGGCGACGGTCGCGCAATCGCAACAGCAACTAGCGAACACGCTATCAGCGCGGCTGACCACGCTTGAGCAAGCGCAGTACGAAGGCAAGGGCAAGCAATCATTCCAAGACCCCACGATTGCCGCTCTCGCCGAGAACGTGCGCAAGTTGGTTGAGGTGAATGCGACGACTTCAGGCGCGCGCGGTGCATCTGCGTCCACCGTGGCTTACGTGATCGCCGGAATATCGCTTCTTGTGACAATCGCTGCGCTGTTCATCAAGGCAACGGGGCACGCGCCATGAGGGCATGGCCGGCGATCGGTGTTGCTGTGCTGCTGACCGCGTGCGCGTGCTGTGCGCCGTCACCAGCGAGCATGCAGCGTGACCTGATAGAGATACGTGCAGCCTACGTTCAGGCGCAGCGCTATGAGCCGACATACTGCGCTTCGCATACGAAGTGCGACAGCGTCAGGACGGCCGGCTACAACGCAGCAGCCGCGCTCACGATCGCCGAGGGTGATCCGAGCAGGGCCAGCATCAAGGCCGCGCGCGAGGACGTTCTCAAGTACACGACTGCGGAGCTTCAGCCGTGAGCCGGTTCGACACCAAACTGGTCCTGAGCCCAATGCCAGATGGATTGCAATATGCATTGCAAGCGGACTTGGTTTATCAGTCCGACTTGATTGGAGAGGTTGTCGTTCCATCGGGTTTCATCAGCGATCTGGCGTCGATCCCGAAGGCGCTGTGGAGCACGCTGCCACCATTCGGTCGCTACTCGGCAGCAGCGATTTTGCACGATCATTTGTTCTGGTCGCAGCAAACTTCCATGCAGTCAGCGAACAGCGTCTTGCGCGAGGCAATGGTTCTCCTCGGCTGCGATGACGTTGTGGTGCACGCGATCTTCGCTGCCGTCTCCTTGTTCGGCTCACCGGCGTGGGAAAAGAACAAGGCATTGCGCGCTTCAGGCTACACACGAATGTCCAAAGGCGGTGATTTCCCGCCATACGCAGGAGTTCCAACGTGAAGAACTACACAGCAATTCTGTTCATCCTCGCCATCTGCGCATGCGCTGGCCTCAATGGCTGCGCAGCGGACCAGATGAAACCGTTCCTCGACAATCTCAGCCACGACTGCACGCGCCACTATACGGGCAGCGTTGGCGGTACGCTCGGCACGGCAACGGTGGCGTTCGATATCAGTTGCGCGCCCGAGGGTACTACTACCACGACTACGGTGACGACGCCAAAGCCGGCGCCAGCGCAATGAACGTCGACATCAAGTGTGTTGGTCCCAGCGTCAATGGTAATACTGCGGTGACGGTGAACGGTGAGCGTATCAAAGGCATCAGCAAGGTTGAGGTGCTGCTCGAGGCAGGCAAACAAGCGCGCGCCATCATCTACCTAACGCCACGCACGGTTGATCTCACGGACATCGATAGCGAGTACGTCGAGACAGCAGCAGTCGGTAGAGCTGCATGACTGCTGCTGATCTTGCAGCAGCATGGCGCACCGAGGCAGACGACCTAGACCGCACAGCCAAGGCCTACAAGCGCAAGTGCGTAGAGGGCAAGGCAGTCCAGATGATCCTGCTAGCTAAGCAGCTTCGGAATTGCGCCTCGCAACTCGAAGCTTTGGAGCCTGAGAATGGAGAAGCTACGGCCAACGCGGCTGGAACGGACGATTCAGCCGCTCCAATCAAGACTCAGCCAGCAACCGACGGGCCCGTGGGCGAAGAACAACCTATCCCCGAAGCGCATGAGTGGGGAAGCCCTCCAGAAGCGCAACTTCAGGATCAAACTGCGTGACCGCTTCACTTGCCAGTGCGGATGCAATCGGATCGGCACAGAGCGTCAGCTTGAAGTCGATCACAGAGTGCCACTCAGTGAAGGCGGCACTGAGGACGACAGCAACTTGCAGACGCTTCTCATCGAGTGCCATAAGCGCAAGACCAAGCGAGAGAACGCAGAGATCGGCGCGAGTTTGCGTTGGTGATATTCAATTGTTTCAACAGGATACCGGGGGGACTTCTCAACCTTTTCGGTTGGCCTCACCGAATCCGCGTAGCTACTAATTTACACAAAATTTTCCCTCCCTACGGCAACCATGATGGCTGGCAAGGCTGAAAAACCCCCGCACGGCGGCCCACGGCCAAACTCAGGCGCACCCAGGCAGGCGGTCATGGTGGAGTCCGATGATTTCGACACCGACGATCCTGTGGCGTTCCTGAAGGCTTCTATGCGGGACAAGTCTATCGATTTCAGGCTACGCCAAGAGGCGGCGGTGAAGCTTTTGGCCCATCAGAAGCGCTCGAAGAAGGAAGTCGGCAAGAAGGGTGAGCAGGCTGATGCGGCGAGCGAGGTTGCGAAGGGCAAGTTCGCACCGATCGCTCCCCCGAAGCTTGTCGCGGTGAAATGATTCCAGCGTGGTCAACTGCTTGCTTGGACTGGGAGCAGCGGGTTGTTGAGCGGCGCTCGCTCATCACCTTCCCGCCGCTATTTCAGGACCAGGCAGACATCGCGCTGAAGGTTTTCCGCGAGCTCTGCGTTGTGGATGTGGCTGGAAGCCCGAAGATGGGCGCCATAAGCAGGGAATGGCTACTTGATTTCGTGGCGGCGGTGTTTGGTTCCTACGATGCCGAATCGGGTCGGCGCTTGATCCGCGAGTTCCTGCTTTGCATGGCAAAGAAGAATTCGAAGTCGACCACTGCCGCTGGCATCATGCTGACGGCGCTGATCCTGAACTGGAGGATGTCCGGCGAGTTCATCATTCTGGCGCCAACCATCGAGACGGCGAACAATTCGTTCTTTCCAGCACGGGACATGGTCAAGTCGGATGAGGAATTGTCCGACCTAATGCATGTGCAGGAACACTACCGCACCATCACGCATCGAACGACTGGCGCGACGCTCAAGGTTATCGCTGCGGATAGCGAAGCGGTCGGTGGCAAGAAGGCCATTGGCGTCCTGATCGATGAGCTTTGGCTGTTCGGAAAGCGTGCAAATGCCGAGAACATGCTCCGTGAGGCAACGGGCGGATTGGCATCTCGGCCCGAAGGGTTCGTGATCTACCTGACCACCGAGTCAGATGAAGCGCCGGCAGGCGTATTCAAGCAGAAGCTGGACTATGCCCGCGGCGTCAGGGACGGGCGGATAGCCGATAAGCGATTCCTGCCAGTGATTTACGAGTTCCCGAAGGCCATGATTGAGGACGAGTCGTGCCGGGATCTGGCGAACGCCTACATCACGAATCCTAACCTCGGCGCCTCAGTCGATGAGGAGTTCCTGCAGCGCGAGCTGATGAAGGCCGAGGAGTCCGGCGAAGAGTCTGTCCGTGGCTTCCTGGCCAAGCACCTGAATGTCGAGATCGGTCTGTCGCTGCATTCGAACGGTTGGGCCGGTAGCGACTTCTGGGAGTGTCAGGCAGAGGTCGGTCTAACACTCGAAGGATTGCTGGCACGTTGCGAGGTGGTCACCGCAGGGATCGATGGTGGCGGCCTAGACGACATGCTAGGGCTATCGGTAGTTGGCAGGGAGGCTAAGACCGGATTGTGGCTGCATTGGGCGCATGCCTGGATTCACCCGATTGTGCTGCAGCGCAGAAAAAAGGAAGCAGCGCGCTTCCGGGATTTCGAAAAACTCGGCGAACTCACGATCGTTAAAAAGATCGGCGACGACATCGAGCATCTTGTTGCGCGCATCAAGCAGTGCGAGGACGCTGGATTGCTCGAGCGCGTCGGAGTTGACCAGGCAGAGCTCGGTTCGATCATGGACGCCTTGGTTGGTATCGGCATTTCGATTGAGCGCATCGTCGGAATCCCTCAGGGCTGGAAGATGGTCGGAGCCATCAAGACCACTGAGCGGAAATTGGCCGAGGGTCAGTTCGTGCATTGTGCGTCGAGCCTGATGGCGTGGTGCGTAGGAAACGCGAAGGTCGAGCCTCGCGGCAATGCCATCATGATCACGAAGCAGATTTCTGGCTCCGCCAAAATCGATCCGCTGATGGCGACATTCGATGCAGTGACGCTGATGTCGCTGAATCCTGCGCCGCAGAAGAAAACATACAACTGCGTTTGGGTATAGGAGTTTTGAGATGCAAACCGAAACCAGTCCTGAAGTGATCACACGCGGATATTCGAAGATCGACATCCGTGCCTTCACAGAGGACGAGAACAATTACTACATCACCGGGCTTGCAACTACCCCGACGCCTGACCGTCTCGGCGATATCATCGACCCGATGGGAGCGAAGTTCGCTCTACCGTTGCCGCTTCTGTGGCAGCACGATTCCCGCTCACCGATCGGCAACGTCACGAATGCGAAGGCCACGAAGTCCGGCATTCCAATCACTGCGGCAATCCCAAAAGTCAAAGAGGCAGGGATTCTTCAGGATCGAATCAATGAGGCTGTACAGTCGATCAAGTACAAGCTCGTAGCCGGCCTGTCCATCGGGTTCCGCGCGGTTAACAACGCAATGGAATTCCTGGAAACCGGCGGCATCAAGTTCAACGAAACCGAGGTCATGGAATTGTCCGTCGTGACGATACCGTGCAACTCCGACTGCACCATTCAAACCATCAAATCGCTTGACTCCAAGCAGCGCGCCGCGTCTGGCAAACCTGCTGCTGGTGTTGTGCGTCTCTCGCCCGGCGTCGCGGGCAAATCCAAGGCTGGCGTCGTCCGCCTTGCTGACATCCCCCTACCAAAGGCAGAGACATGAACATCCAAGGTCAGATCAAGTCCTTCACCGACGCACGTGCGGTCAAGGCAGCGGCCCTCAAGGTGCTGCTCGAAAAGTCCGAGGTCGACGGCGAAACTCTGGACGCGAAAGCGGCCGAGGAATACGACGCGATCGAGAAGGAAATCGAAACGATCGACACGCATCTGGCGCGTCTGGCGAAGTCAGAGAAGCTTCTTGCTTCGACGGCTACCAAGATCACCGTCGAGACGGATGAAGACCCGATCGTCGCCGCGCGGAAAGCGAACCAGGAACGCGACGCGCGCGCCGGCCATCAGCGCGTGGTTGCTGTCGAGAAGAAGCTGCCGCCCGGCATCGGCTTTACGCGGTTCGTGAAACTCATGGCGATGAGCAACGGCAATGCTCGAGATGCTTTCGAACAGGCCAAGTCGCTCTATCCCGAAGAGACGCCGCTGCACAACATCATCAAGATGCATTTCGGCCAAGGCCAGTCGACGCAGTTCATCGAGAAGGCCACGGTCGACGCAGCCCTCACGTCGAACTCGGCATTTGCCGGCGCCCTGGTCCAGTATCAGGACCTCGCCAGCGAGTTCATCGAGTTCCTGCGTCCGCAGACAATCATCGGCAAGCTGACGGCGGTTCGTCGCGTTCCGTTCAAAGTTCGCGTAAAGCGTCAGACGGGTGGCGGAACGGCAGGATGGGTTGGTGAAGGCAAAGCCAAGCCGCTGACCTCGCAGGCGTTCGACACTGTGCTGCTCGACTTCACCAAGATCGCAGCGATCACGGTGATTACGGACGAAACGCTGCGTCTGTCCACACCGGGGGCCGACATGCTGGTCCGCAATGACCTCGCAGCGGCCATCGTGCAGCAGCTCGACAGCGACTTCATCGATCCTGCGAACGCGGGTTCCGGCATCATCAAGCCGGCATCGATCACCAATGGTGCGGCGACTGCCGTAGCCACTGGCACGAACACGCAGGCCGGCATCGCAACCGACATCATGACGGCATTCGCGCCGTTTATTTCTGGCAATCAAACGCCAGTGAACTGCGTGTGGATCATGTCGCCGGTCACCGCGATGGCGCTCGGCCTGATGGTGAACTCGCTGGGCAACAAGGTGTTCCCTGGCGTCGACATCAACGGCGGCGTGCTGGAAGGCCTGCCGATCATCGTGTCGAACGCCGCGGGCATCGTGGGCGCTTCGGACGGCGCGCACATCGTGGTGTTGCTCAAGCAAGACGACGTCCTTCTGGCTGATGACGGCCAGGTGGCGGTCGATGCCAGCCGCGAGGCTTCGCTGGAAATGTCCGATGCGCCGTCGAACTCGTCGGCGACCGGTACCGGCGCTTCGCTGGTCTCGATGTTCCAGACGAACTCGGTGGCGTTAAGGGCGGAGCGCTGGATAAATTGGAAAGCAGCGCGCAGCCAGGCCGCGTTCTACCTGACCGGCGTGCACTGGGGCGGATTCCCGGTCTAACCGTTTCTCAGTGAGTTTGTGGTTGGAAAGGCGCCTGGGAAACCGGGCGCCTCTTTTGGAGTTTCACATGGCACGAATGAAGACCTTGGTTCGTCACACGATGAACCAGCGACAGAAATCTCCCGGCGACATTTACGAGGCAGACGAAGACTCGGCAAAGATCGCCGAAGCGCTTGGCTGGTGCGAGCGCGCTCCTGCGCACGCCGAGACTCAAACTGCACTCGCGGGCGTTATGGCAGAACGTGCGAAGCGTCCCTATCGCCGCCGCGTGATGACCACGGCCACAAGCTGATGCGTTTCTTCGGGCTGGAAATAACGCGTTCGAAGAAGAATGCGCCGAACTGGATGTCCAACGTATTCGGCGGGGGTGGGTGGTTCCCAGTAGTACGCGAACCTTTCGGCGGAGCGTGGCAGCGCAATCTGGAATGCAGCCCGGAGACCGCGCTCTCACATACCGCAGTTTTTGCCTGCATCACGCGCATCTCGTCAGACATCGGGAAGATGGCTTTGATGCTGGTTGCCGAAGTCGAGGATGACGTCTACGAGGAAACCACCAGCCCGGCATTTTCTCCGGTACTGAACAAGCCGAATTCGTTCCAGACCCATATCGACTTCAAAGAGTCATGGATCATCAGCAAGCTGCGCACTGGCAACACGTTTGTTCTCAAGCAGAGAGACAACCGTGGCGTGGTCACGGCGCTGCATGTGCTGAATCCGCTTCGCGTGCAGCCTCTTGTGGCGACTGACGGGTCTATTTTCTACCAGCTCTCGGCAGACAACATTTCTGAGCTTCCGGAGTCTGTCGTGGTTCCGGCGTCAGAGATCATCCATGACCGAATGAACTGCCTATTCCATCCGTTGATAGGCATTTCGCCGCTTTTCGCAGCTGCACTGCCTGCGGCTGTGGGACTGGAGATCGAAAAGAACTCGGCCCGCTTCTATCTCAACGGTGCAAAAATCAGCGGCATCATCACGGCGCCTGGAAACATTGGCGACGAGCAAGCCTCGGAATTGAAGAAGAAGTTCAACGCTGGATATACGGGCGAGAACGCAGGAAAGGTCGCCATCCTCGGCGACGGTCTGAAATTCACGCAGCTCACAATGAGCAGCGTGGATGCGCAGATGATCGAACAACTCAAGATGTCCGACCTTCAGGTCTGCACGGTTTTCCAGATGCCGCCGCACAAGGTCGGTGTTGGAACCATGCCGAGCTACGACAACATTGAAGCCCTGAACCAGCAATATCTGAGCGACTGCCTGCAGACGCTTATCGAGAAGATGGAGCAACTGCTTGAGGAAGGCTTGGGAATCAAAGACCCGTACGACATTCTTCTGGACACAGACGCCTTGCTGCGCATGGATCAGAAGACTCAGATGAATACCCTTGGCGAGGGTGTTGCGCGCGGCATGCTGGCGCCGAACGATGCGCGTAAGAAACTCGGCCTCCGGAAGGCTGCGGGCGGCGATACGCCGTACCTTCAGCAGCAGAATTTCAGCCTCAAAGCCCTTTCGAAGCGCGACTCGTTGGATAACCCGTTTGTGATCGATCGGCCAACTTCGAACCCAACGCCATCCGCTGATGGCTCACCAGCTACAGCGGATCCGGCGCAAGCACCTCCGGCCAAGGCAATCACTGTCGACATACTTGAGGCGGAGTTCGAACTTGTGACGGCCAGCATCGCGCCTCTTTCACTTCCCGCGCCAATCCATTCGAAGGCCGCCTGATGGACATTTCGCAATTTGCCTTGGTGGTAATGAAACAGGTTCGCGGTTTTGTTCAGCCTGCACTTGATGAACTTGCCAGTCGCATTGACAGCGGTCTCTCGGCTGCGCGTTTGGAATGGCAGGAAGCCATCAAGGCCATTCCTGCGGGCAAGGAAGGACGAGACGGAATCGACGGCAAGGATGGGCTGGACGGCCTTATCGGTCCACAGGGCGAACGTGGGGACACCGGAGAACGCGGAGACCGCGGCGCTATTGGCGAGCGCGGCCTACAAGGTGAACCAGGTGATGCCGGTCCGCGCGGCCTGTCAGGTGAACGCGGTGAGAAGGGCGAGAAAGGTGATCCGGGCGAGTTCGGCTTCGATCTCGCCGAATTTCGTTCCGCGCTCGAGGCCGAAGTGAATGGATGAGCGCCAGCTTACGCGTCTCATCAGTGAGATTTGCGTAGAAAAACGGGAAGTGCTGCGCGGCAGGTCTGGCCTGCAGGGCGAGATTGGCAGCAAGGGCGACCGTGGAGACCGCGGCGAGCGCGGCCCCAAGGGCGACCCTGGCCCGCGTGGCGAGCAAGGCCCTCCGGGCGGTCCGCGTGGCCTCCGTGGCGAGGTAGGCGAGAAAGGTCAGACAGGAGCGCGCGGCGCTCCTGGTCCGGCCGGCGCTGTCGGAGAGCGAGGCCCAGAAGGTCCGCAGGGACCGCAAGGGCCAATCCCTGCGCATCGCTGGCTAGGCACAAAGCTGCAATTTCAGAACCCCGATGGAACTTGGGGGTTGGCGGTAGATCTGCGCGGCCCGCAAGGCCTGAATGGCGGAGTAGTCGCCAGCGTCGGAGCTGGAGACGTCAACATATCCGGATCCACTGGCCCAACCGGACCGCCAGGCCCAACAGGCGCTGCCGGACCATCGCAGTTCTTCGTGCAGATGCAGAATGGCGACAGCGTTACTCTGACCGCTGGCATGGCCGTTTACATCAGTGCCGCAGGCGTAGTGAAGCGTGCTCGAGCAAATTCGGTCAATACCATTCGCGTCTGTGGGCTGGTGGCTGATGTGTCGATTGTCGCTGGCGCAACCGGTTCAATACAGATTGGCGGCGCAGTGAGCCTTCCCACGGCTCAATGGGACGCGGTTGTCTCTGGAGAGGTTGGCGGGCTGAGCGCTGGAACATATTATCTCAGCGCGGCCACGGCCGGATTCCTGACTGCCGCCGTTCCAGGTTCCGGAAACTACATCTGCGTCCTCGGCGACGCATTGAGCGCAACGGTTTTGAATCTCCGTACTCAAACCCCTGATGGTCCGATTCCATGATGCGATTCCATGCACTGCTCGCGCTGCTGATTTCCATTTCAGCCGGTGCGGCGACCAATACACTAGTCACCAGCAACCCGCCGAATCATGGGCTCGTCGCGGCCAAGGACACGAGCGCAGGCGCTGGAGACGCGGCCAAGGTGCCGCTAATCAACCCGCTCGGCTATCTCGACCTGACCATGCTGGCGCCGCTCAGCGGCGACTGCACCACGCCCGGCGGCTCTGGCGTGCTGACTTGCACCAAGACCAATGGCGTCGCGTTTGCTGCCAGCGCCACGACCGATACCACGAACGCCAGCAACATCAGTTCCGGCACGCTTGGCGCGGCGCGGCTGCCGAATCCGTCGTCGTCGTCGCTGGGTGGCGTGCAGTCGAAGACGGCGGTATCGCACAACTTCCTTACCTCGATCAGTACCAGCGGCGTTCCTGCAGCTGCGCAGCCGGCGTGTGGCGATCTCTCCGATGCCTCGGCCAGTTGCGCGACGGACGCGACCAACGCTTCGAACATCGGCAGCGGCACGCTCGCAGCAGCACGCGGCGGTGCGGGCACAATCACGGGCGCGCTCAAGGGCAACGGCTCCGGCGTCGTCTCGCAGGCGGCGTGCGCTGACCTGTCCAACGGCGCGACCGGGTGCTCGGCAACGTCCTTGCCGCCGAACGGCTCAGCAAGCGGCGACCTGTCCGGAAGCTATCCCGGCCCCACGGTCGCCAAGGTCAACGGCAACACGCCGGGCGGAACCTGCACCACGCAGTTCGTTCGTTCCATCAACAGCAGCGCTGTGCCGACGTGCGCGACCGTGGCGAACGCGGACCTTGCGAATTCGTCCATCACCATCGGCGGAACGTCAACAGCCCTGGGCGGTTCGGTGCTAGGCAACGTAACCAATGACGCGCAGACCAAGGCCGCGATCGTTCCGAATACGGCACCGAGCGCTGGTCAAATCCTCGCAGGCAATGCAGGCGGCACAGCATACGCGCCGGTTACAGTAAGTGGTTCGGGCGCAACCGCAACGCTTTCCAGCTCTGGTGTGCTGACGCTGAGCGCTATTCCGAACGCGACGCTCAGCAACTCGTCGATGACCATCGCCGGTCATTCCGTGGCGCTCGGTGGCACTCAGACGCTGGCCGCCTCCGATCTAACAAACGGCACCACTGGCAGCAATTCCGTCGTGCTCGGCACGAGTCCGACGATTGCGACGCCGACGATCACGGGAGCGCAGACACTGTCATCTACACCGTCGCTGGTGATGGCAACCGCTGCAATTCAATCGGCGCCGGCGGCCAGCAACACCACGTTCCAGGCTTGCAAACTCTCCGGTCGCGAAACACTTTGCGATGTCGGACAACTAGGCGTCCCGCGATATTTGGAATTCCCGGAGGCGGGTGGTTTCAAGAGCGGATGGATGGCTACAGGCGGCGCCGCTGGATTGGTGTACGGCGTGCCGAACTCACAAGCCGGAACGGCCGCCTCACCCACCCCAACGATTACGAACAGATACACCACGATGAAGCGAAGCACATTCGCTTCGGTGGTGACGACGCAGAATCAGCAAGTGGGGATGCGCGAGGGGGCGTTCTCTCACTTCCGCGGTAATGCTGCGGGCGTCGGCGGGTTCATGGAGATCACGCGGTTCGGCTTCACCTCGATCAAGACAGGCATGCGCGGTTTTGTCGGGATGCAGCCATCGACCGCCGGAGCGAACACGGTAACCGGAAATCCTTCCTCGCTGGTGAATATTGCGGGGTTCTGCTTTGATCTCGGCGATACGGCTTGGACGTTCTGCCACAACGATGGAAGCGGCACAGCCACCAAGGATGCGATTGGCGGGCAGGCAACGCTTGCCACGAACAACACTGCGTTCATCGCCTACATTCATGCATATCCAAACGACACACAGATTTGTTACAGGCTCGATGATCTTATTCAGGCAACGACGCTGGTCGACACATGCACGAACACGGACTTGCCAGTCAACACCACGGCTCTCGGATATGCGGTCCTGATGTCGAACGGAACGGCCAACACCACCGCTGGCGACGCCACGATCGGTGTGGAATCGATCTCTGTCTACACCGAGAACTAAATGAAATCCCTCGCCGAGCGCGCCCTATGCGTCATCAAGTCGCGGCTGAAGGATGTCGCATTGAACTTAGGAAATTATTGGGAGTTGAAATGAGCGACACAGCGGCTCAGTCGAAAGGCATGGCGCAAGCTGTCGCTGCTGCAATGCGATCGATGTGCGCAAAGGCTATTGCTCCGATCGTCGAGTCTATTGCGGCGCTCAGGAAGGACGTGGATTCCATCAACAAAGCGCATAGCATCACCGCAGAAGATGTTGCGCTTTCTCTTGCACCGGCCGTCAAAAGCTGGGAACTGGACTTCGAGCGCCGCGCTCAAGACTTGCTGATTCGAGCAATGGAGAATGCACCTAAGCCAAAGGACGGCAAGGATGCGCTGGGGTTCGATAATCTGTCATTCGAGCAGATCGATGAAAGGAATGCGGTGTTCCGCTTTTCGCTTGGCGACAGCATCAAGGAGTTTCCCGTCAAGCTCGCTGCTTTTCTCGATCGTGGCGTGTGGGATGTGGATGCGGACTCATATCTGAAAGGCGACGGCGTAAGCTGGCGCGGTTCGTTCTTTATTGCGCAAAAGGATGGGCCTGAGGGTGAGCCTGGGACAAGCCAGGATTGGCGCTTGGCCGTCAAGCGCGGGCGTGATGGACGTGAGACGGTGAGGATAGCTCAGGCGCCGCGGCCAGTGAGAATCGCGCAATGATGCTCGTCACGCTTCAGCAGGCAAGGGAGCATCTGCGCGTAGATACAACGGATGGAGACAACGACATCTTGCTGAAGGTGAAGGCCGCGTCGCGCGCAGTAGTCACCTATCTGAAATCGCCATCGTTCGCGGAGTCGTCTGGGGAGATTCCGGAGGACAGTGCCGGTATTGCGATCGACGTCCCGGAAGATGTGCAGATCGCCACGCTGATGCTTATCGGATATTTCGATCGGCAGCGCGACGAAGATGGCGGGCACGAATACGAGTTGGGGTTTTTGCCGCGTCCTGTTTCGGCGTTGCTTTACCCATACCGCGTACCGACATGCGGCGTCACGGATGCGGAGTACGCCAAGCTCAAGACTCGCCGTTGCTGGTGGCGCTGGTGAAACTGCTTGCAGGGCGCTTGCGTCATCGCATCCGCGTTGAGCAGCAAGTCCAGACGAAGAACAGCTTCGGCGAGACGGATGTTGAATGGGAAGAACTCGATACGTTCTGGGCTGAAATTCGCCCATTGAGCGCGCGCGATCTTCTCGCCAGCGAGCAGGTTGCCTCGGAAAGCACGACCGTGATCATCATGCGCTACAACTCGGCCATCAAGGCGAGCATGCGCGCGGTGCATGTGATCAACGGGGTGGACGGAACGATATTCAACCTTGCGCCGCCGATACGCGATCCTGAGACTGGGTTGGATTGGATGAGCATTCCGGCGATTGCATTGATAAATCGTGGTTGAATGCGCGCATACCTGAATCTCCGTTTTACCGTTCCAGAACGGCGCGCGATGTTCACGAAAGGGCTGCGCAGGCTCGGCTACGAAGTCGTTGACGGCATGACGCATGCGCCTGAGCCCGGCGACATACTCTGCACATGGAATCGCATCCATGAAGGCGACACGGTTGCGCGCATCTTCACGGAGCGTGGCAACACTGTGCTGGTGACAGAGAACGCGACCTGGGGCAATTCGTTCGCCGGCCGCGAGTGGTACACGCTAACAAGGAATTTCCACAATGTCGCGGGGACGTTTCCGGATCTCGGTCCTGACCGCTTCGATTCGCTCGGCGTTGAACTTGAGCCGTGGCGGACTGAGGGCGAGACCGTTGTTCTGGCATCTCGCGGCATAGGTCCGGCTGCATACCGCATGCCGGGCGATTGGCCGCAGCGCCAGCGTGGCCGCATCAGGGCGCACCCAGGCCGCAACACGAACTCCAAGCCGCTCCGCGAGGACTTGGCGCAATGCGGGCGCGTCGTGACGTGGGGCAGCGGTGCTGCGGTTCTGGCGTTGATATGGGGCATCCCGGTAGAGTCGCACCAGCGCTACTGGATTGCGGCTTGCGAGAACACGGACGAAGGGCGCCTTGCGATGCTGAGGTGTTTGGCATGGGGGCAATCCACTCATTCCGAGATTCGCAGCGGCCTAGCCTTCGAAAGGTTGCTTAGCTCTGGTATAGGTATATAATTGTAATTGCGCTCCGCCGCGAACATCTTGTTGTTAGCGTACGTGTGTATAGACCGAGGAAAACGCCCCTGATCGCACGGCAGGGCATCTAGAGATAATCGGTTCCCCGTCAACGCGGGGAGAGCGCAAGGCCATCTCCGGGTGGCCTTTTTATTTTTATGGTCGGGCGACGCATTCGCCCGCTTACTCACGGCAAGGTGAGCAACATGACGGCAATTGTTGGCGTTGCAGATAAAGGTAAGGTTTGGATCGGTGGCGATAGCGCTGGTCTTGCAGGATGGACTTTGCAGGTTCGCACGGACAGGAAGGTATTCAAGAACGGCGAATTCTTGATCGGTTTCACGACCTCATTTCGAATGGGTCAGATTCTGGCGTATGGATTCACTCCGCCGAAGCGTCCAGTTGAAAAGGACGTAATGCATTTCATGGTCACTGATTTCATCGATGCCTTGCGCGCATGCCTGAAGTCTGCTGGCTACGCGAAGAAGGAAAATGAAAAGGAGTCGGCGGGCGAATTTTTGATAGGGTACGCCGGCAGGCTGTTCAACATTTGCGAGGACTACCAAGTCGGAGAGAACGCCGCGAAATATGCGGCCTGCGGCTGCGGTATGGACATTGCGCATGGCGCCTTGCATGCACTGAGCGATATGCCGGCGCGGGAGCGCATCAAGGCAGCCCTTGCAGCTGCAGAAGCGCACAGTGGCGGTGTTCGCGGTCCGTTTCATATCGAATCCATCTGACCGATGAAAATCCTTTTCACCGGGCGCGGCACGTCCGGATCTTGGCGTGTGCGCGGGGAGCAGATTTCACAAGCACTTGGCTCCGAAGCAATCCCGAACGCAACACATTCCGACGCGGATGTCGTGGTGATCGTGAAACGCGTCGAGGACAGGACGCTTCGCGCGATGCGCGGGCGTAAGATCGTCTATGACGTTCTGGACGCTTGGCCGCAGCAACAAGGCATGCTTAACGGAAACTACTGGGCCGAGGATTCGGCCATGCGCTGGCTCAGCGAGGAACTTGACCGCATCAGGCCAGATGCTGTGATCGCAGCCACGGCGCGGATGGCGGAAGACCTGAAGCAGTTCGGCCTTCCGGTTCTCTGGCTACGGCATCATCATCGGCCTGGCATAGCGCGCAATCCGATACGCGAGCGGGTGCAGGTAGTTGGCTATGAAGGCTCGGCCGTATACCTTGACGGCTGTCAGGAATGGATTCGCGAGGAATGTGAGCGCATCGGCGCGAAGTTTGTCGTGAATCCTGTTCGTTTAGCGGACTGCGATGTAGTTCTTGCGGTTCGCAATCCGAAGGGCTATACGGCGCGCAACTGGAAGAGTGGCGTGAAGTGCGAGAACGCACACGCTTCTGGGACGCCATTCATCGGAGCGCGCGAAGCTGGCTATCTAGAGATCGCCACGGGCTGCGAATACTGGGCCGACGATCCGCAGGAATTGCGGGTCGCGCTGAACTGGCTTGCTGACCAATCGGCGCGCGAACTGATTTGCGATCGCTTTGTGCGGGCCGCCTACACAGTCGAGCATGCAGCGGCTGATTTGCACACCTTCCTGAAGGCGCAATTCGCGTGTTGAGTTGCGAGGTGTTGATTACGAACGATACCGCGATGCGCGGCAAGACAATGCTCGGCGCGTTGATTGAATGCGCTGCCAAAGCGCGCGTTGATGCGACATTGGTGTCCAGATATTCAGGCAAGTCTGACTGGCTGATGCTCTACGGCGCGGGCGGGAAAGATCGCATTCGCGCCTTCGAGTCGCACATCCGCTCAGGACGCAGGACGATTGCATGGGATCTCGGATACTGGGATCGCCAGCGGATGATGCGGGTCTCAATAGATGCGATGCATCCGCAGGAATGGGTCTGGAAGAAGACTTGGCCAGCCGAGCGATTCGAAAACTCTGGAATCCGCCTTCGCTCCGTGGCAAACGCTAGCGGACCGGTTGTGTTCGCCGGGATGGGCCACAAGTCGAAGACGCTGCACGGCAAATGGGACAAGCTGGCGCTGGCTGCATTGAGATATCGATTCCCTTCGCGGCCCATAGTCGTACGAGAGAAGCCGTTGCGGCATGCGGACGCGCCGAGGATCGACAAGGTACTAGACGGCGCTTCGCTGGTTGTGACTCATCACAGCAACGTGGCGATCGACGCGATCATTGCTGGCGTTCCATTCGAATGCTCAGACGGAGCCGCAATGGCCTATCGCGGCGACCGCGTGGCCTTCCTGCGTCAACTCGCATGGCTCCAGTGGAATCACGAAGAAGCGCTAGACGCTTGGGCGTTCCTACGCGAACTGACTGGAGAATAACGGCATGAGATTGAACGTGGGCTGCGGCACGCGAAAGCTGCCTGGATATACCGGCGTGGATGCGGTGAAGCGCGATGCAGCGGATATCGTTGCGCCGGCTGACGCCATACCACTACCCGACGAATGCGCAGAGGAAGTGCTAGCGGTTCATCTCTGCGAGCACATCTTGCCGTGGCGACTTCCGTTCGCACTCAGGGAATGGCGCAGGTTGCTCAAGAAGGGCGCACGTCTGATCTTGGAGATGCCCGACTTGTACAAGGCATGCCTGAACATCGTGGAAGGAAAGAAGAAGGGCGGCAAGCATCCGGACCAGCTTGGACTGTGGGCCTTGTACGGCGATACGAGAACGGAAGACGAGCACATGCTGCACCGCTACGCCTACTCGTTCATGACGTTGCGGCCAATAGTCGAGGCCGCAGGTTTCGTGTCGATCATCGAAGCGCAAACCGTCTTTCATCCGTGCGGCAGGGAGCACAGAGACTTTAGACTCGAGGCTAGGCGACCCGCTGATTCTTAAAATATTTAGCCTCGCCGGCTAGTCTTGCTTGAAATGCTTCTTCTGGCGTTTTGAAGTAGCCAAGACGAATGCGTTTTTTGTTTATCGTGAGCTGGGCTTTCCAGAGGCCGCTGCTGTGCAATTCGATACCTCTAAATCCATGCCGGCAGTCCTTTCGCATGCTGAGATTTTCGAAGTTTTGGGCGTGCGTTACTTCGCGCAAATTTTCCCATCGGTTATCTGATCGAATTCTGTTCTTATGATCAATCTCAAGGGTTGGAATGGAGCCAGTCATGATTGCCCACGCTACTCTGTGCGCGCGCATGGCAACGCGATCGACTCTGAGCAAAATGTAGCCTTGATCATTCAGGCCGCCGGCCACGCTTCCAGCCTTGACGTTGGACTTGCCAACACGCCATCTGAGAATGCCGGTGGATGGATCGTAGGTGAGAAGTTCGCGAAGCCTAGCGACGAGCGCGGTAGAATCTGTGGTAGCCATGAAGCATCTCCAGTGCTGATTGGTCAGAGGCCCTCAGTCGATTCGCAGTCGCTGGGGGCCTCGCTATGATAAATCTTTTTGCGGGGCACGACATCAGGGAAAGCCTCGGGTTCCATGTCTTCGCCGATAGCGTCCTGCGCCGTGCCACTGTGCCGGTGAGCATCACGCCGCTTGCATCGATGGGAATGGGCGAGGGGTCGAACGCGTTCACGCTCTCGCGCTTCCTAGTGCCAAAGCTGATGGGTTATCAGGGCCACGCCATCTTCGCCGACGCCTGCGACATGCTGTGCCTAGGCGACATTGCCGAGCTCGATGCGCTGTTCGATCCGCAGTTCGCGGTTCAGGTTGTCAAGCATCCGCCTTATAAGACACAGCACCGCACGAAGTACCGCTGCACATCTATGGAATGCCCGAACCTGAACTATGAGCGCAAGAACTGGATGTCCGTCGCCATCTTCAACTGCGCGCATCCGGCGTGGCGCATCGATATCAATGAACTGCTGCCGGCTGACCTGCTAGGGCTGCGCTTCTTGAAGGACAGCGAGATCGGCGCACTGCCTGCCGAATGGAATCGGCTGGTGGATGAGGGCCAGGAGCACGAAGGCGGAAAGGTGCTTCACTGGACTGCCGGAATGCCCGCGTTTGACTACTACACCAGCGCGCCAGCGGCTGACTTGTGGCACTTTGCGCGCCGCGAAATGGAACACGTCGGCTAATGGCTACCTCGCAGATGGTCTACTTGCCGCCTGACGGCGTGCTGAAGGTGGTTGGCGACAAGATGTGGCTCGGCGACGGTCACCAATGGAGCGTCCAGACCGTTATCGAAAACCGCGACAATGGCGAGCAGCTGTTGCGCATGGAAATACCCGATGAAGATTTGCTTACTTGCGACGGGACCGAGTATGTCCCAGTCGATTGCAGATAGCCTGCGTGCTGAACGCTGCATCGCGATCAACAACGCATACCAGCTGGCGCCGTGGGCCGCTGCATTGTGTGCGCAGGACCATTCTTGGTGGCGCGAGCATCCATCGGCGCGCGAGTTCGCTGGCCGCAAGTTCAGCTGTAACAAGATCGTCGGCGTCGAACAGGTGTTCAGCGACTACGTGCAGCGTGGCTCAAGCTCTGGTGTCCTCGGATTGGAAGTCGCGCGTCGCATGGGCTGCGAAACCGGAATCAAGGAGATCGAATTGCACGGCTTCGATAATCACGGCACGCACTACTTCGGACTGCATCCCGAGCCGTTGCGCAACACTACGCAGGAACGCTTCAACTTCTTCGCCGTGCAGCTTGCGGCACTCGGCGGTGAGATGAAAAAGGCAGGTTTCAGAATCATCAACCGCACGCCGAATAGCGCGCTGCGCTGCTTCGAGGTGAACTGAAATGCCTCCGGTACAGCAGACCTTGGAGAACTGGGGCGGCGTAACGGAGTTGGTTGGCGAGCGTATCTTCCAGCAGATCGTGCTGGATGAGAGCAAGACCAAGGACGCCAGCGGAAATCAGCTCAGCTACATCGTGTGGAGCATCATCAGCAGCATCCCGAATAACAACCTATCTGACCCACCTGACGATGATGATCAACTCGTGCAGATCGACTGCTATTCGGCATTCCAGACAAGCGCGCGGATTCTGTCCGAACGCGCCTTGGCGGCAATGGAAGGTGTGACGCATGTAGTGCGCGGCCCGGAACCATTGTTCGAGCCTGACACGAAGTTATTCCGCTGGAGCCTGGACGCGGAGTTCTTCATAGCCCGTGAAAATTAGTTCGACGCGCGATCAAGTGTGTGTCGTGTACTGGGCTGGCGTCTAGTCAGCCTCCGGTAGCTTCGCAATACGGTAGCGCGGTGAATCCGGCGACCCGCGGCGCGATAGGACCGCATAGAACATTCGAATACGACGGAGCGCTCCGTCGCAAACCGGTTGGGCAAGCAACCGTTCCTGGCGTCAACCGGCGCCTTCATCGATGAAGGAGAACAGTCGTGGCAGTTCGCACAAAAGGTACAGAGGTGTTTTTTGTTTTCAACAACTCCAACGGTTATTCGTTGGTCAAGCTCGGCTGTCCGAAGGGTGTACAAGGTCTGGGTGGCGCAAAGCCTCAGATCGACGAGACCTGCTTGGACAGCTTGGAAATGGAATTCGGCCCTGGCATGCCGAATCCTGGCGCGCTGACAATCGATCTGGATTTCGATCCGTCGAAGGTCTCACATCAGGATCTCATCCATATGGACGAGAACGATACGACGAACACCTGGATCGTCGCGCTCTCGGACGGCACGGCGCTCCCTACCGTGAACGCAGGAACCGGCGTTGTGACTTACCCGACCACGCGCACGTATATCAGCTTCCTGGGTTACGTCGCCGACGTCCCACTCGATCTGGCGGTCAATGCCAATGTGAAGTCGTCCGCTTCCATCCAGCGTACCGGTGCCCGCACCTTTCACTTCAAGGCTTAACGGCATTCCTCTTGCGGTCGGCGTGGCGCGCATAAAGCGCGCTCCCTTGCCGTGGCGCGTGCGTCACGCCGATTGCGTCTATCTAACGGCAGGAAACGAACATGAGCACAGAACAGAACGACGAATATCTGACCAGCGAAGTGGTAATCGAGCGCAAGGGAAAGAAGCGAACCTTCCTCGTGCGCGAGTCCAATTATGGATTGCTGCAGAACATCTCAGCGGCCCTGAACCATCAAGACGCCGAGAAGAAGCGGCAGGCGATGGAGGCTTTCGGACCCAACATCATCGCAGCGACATGCAGCGAGAACGGCGAGCCGATCACCTTCGACCAGGCCAAGGCATTCCCGGCTTCCATCGGAAAGCGTCTGGAGAAGGAAGCGCTGCACATCAACGGCATGGATGCCGAGTCGCAGGCTGAAGCAAAAAACGCGTAGAGGGCTCGGAGTTCGTCTGGTGGGCCTTGTTCGTCAGAACCGGGCTCACCCCGCGTGAGGCGAAGCGCAAGCTGACGCATCGCGACGCTTCCGAGTTCCTTTATTTCGCAACCATCAGCCCGATTGACGACCGCAGCAACTTCCAGATGCCGGTCGCCTACCTGCATTCATCCCTGATCAACATCAACGCCGATCCTAAGTCAGGGCGAAAGCTATCGATGCAGGATTGCATGCTGTTCAAGGATCAAGGCGAGGAAGAAGGTCACATCGACGACTTGCTTCTTGGTGAATGGTAGTTACCTCAAGGCCGCTTGCTCCAGCGGCCTTTCTTTTCGGAGCATAGCCTTGGCCTCGACCGTTAAATTGACTGGCATCGAAGAGATGAAGCGCCAGCTCAATCAGCTATCCGACAAGATCAAAAAGACGGTGCTCAATGGCGCTGTGTTCGCCGGAGCAAAGGCGTTGCAATCAGAAGTCGTAGCGCATGCACCTATGCGCACGGGAAACCTGCGCAACAACATCATCACCTATCGCGATCGACAGCCGCAGAGAATCGGCGCAACCGTCCATTACTCTGTGCTCGTTCGCAAGATCAAGATAGCTCGCAAGGTCAAGCGCTTGCTCCGCCGTGCCGCAAAGGCTGGCGTCGAGTTGACCTTCGCAGACAACCCATTCTATTGGAAGTTCTTGGAGTACGGCACATCAAAGATGGCCGCACGTCCGTTCTTCCGCCCCGCCATTCAAGTCGTGCAGCCGCAGCTTATCAAGATCGTGGGCGACAAGCTGAAGGCTGGAATCGATCGCGCAGCAAAACAGGCTGGAGCTAAATAAATGGCCGGTGCACAGCTTGGAAGTTTTACTTATGACATGGTGCTGGACTACGCGAAGTTCGAAGACGCGTTCACCAAGGCACAGCGGCTGGCTGACCAGCGCGCGAATCAGATCAAGCGCAGCATCCAGGGCGCAGTTGATGGCATTGGCGACGGCCTCAAGGACATCGCCGGGAAGGTCGCTGCTGCGTTCGCCATCGACAAGATGCTGGAGTTCGGCAAGCAGGCGATTGAGACGGCGGACCAGCTTGGAAAGGCATCCCAGAAAATAGGTCTGTCCGTCGAGTCATTGTCTTCATTGAGCGTGACTGCGAAGCTGGCTAACGTCAGCATGGAAGACCTACAGGGCGGTATGGAGAAGTTCTCCAAGATCGCAGCTCAGGCTGCCGGAGGGAACAAAGAAGCCGCAGCAGCGTTCAAGGCAATCGGCGTATCTGTGAAAGACGCCAATGGCAATGTTCGCTCGATGCAGGATTTGCTTGGCGATACTGCTGGGAAATTCGCAAGCTACGGCGCAAGCATTACTAAGACCGCAGACGCGCAGGCCTTCTTCGGAAAATCCGGCGCCAATTTGATTCCTTTTCTCAACGACCTTGGAAAGCAAGGATTCGCAGGAGCGCGCGAAGAGGCGGAGAAGTTCGGCGCGGTCATTTCCACGCAAACAGCAAAGCAGGCCGAGCAATTCAACGACAATCTGTCGAAGCTCGGCATAGAAGCCAAGGGATTCGCGAATGCCGTTGTAGCTCAATTGCTGCCGTCGCTAGATAGGCTCAGTGATTCATGGGTGGAGGCTGGCAAGACGGCCGATGGCTACAACGACAGCGCCACGACTGTCGCCAATGGTGCGAAATATCTTGTCCTGGCGCTGATCGCAGCCAAGGAGATTATCAGTGCGGTCGTGCAGACCATCGTCGGATTCTATGACGCTGTAAAGGAAACATTTAGCGCAGCTGGGCAGCTCATCGACGCTTTTGCCGAAAGCACGCGAAAGAGTCTGACTGCAGCCTTCCATCTCGACAAAGCGGGGATGGATGCAGCCGACGCCGAGCTTAAAGCGCGCGTGGCTGGCATTGGTGAGCGTTTTGCCGCAGCGCGTGCGAAAATCACTGACGCGGTAGGCGGTGGATGGACTCAGGCATTTGCGAATGCGACCGCAGCTTCTGATGCGCTGTTCGATGGCCTAGAAAAGACCGCGAAGGGCGCAGATCACGTAGGGAAGTCAACAAAGGAAGCCGCTGCGCCGCTAATTGCGAATGCAGCCGCGGCAGATGCCGCAGCGAAAGCACACGAGCAGTTGAACATGGCATTCGCCAAGGATGCCGAGATCATCGCGCAGCTCGGAGGCAAACTCGGCCCGCTGCAGAAGATGTATGGCGATTACATCAAGAACATCATTGCAGCGAATGACGCCTATCAGCACGAGCTCGACCTTGCCGCTAAGTCTGGCAAGCAGGCCGATGACCTGGCTCGCGCCAAGGCCAACCTCATCGCCAAGACTCAGGCGAACGTCAAGGCTCTGCAGGAAGAGACGAAAGAATTCGTCAAGCAAAATGATTCCGTCCAAAAATACCTCGACAAGGTTAAGGATGAAGAGTCGCTCATTGGTTTGACAGATCGCCAGAAAGAAATCACACAGGCGATTCAGGAGCAGGTCAAGTGGTGGGATAACCTGACCGAAGCCCAGCAAGCAGATTACACAAAACTTGGCATCCTCAATCCAACGCTCAAGACAACGCAGGATCGCATTGCTGGCGTTACGGCTGGTCTATACGATCAGAAGAAAGCTTTTGAGCTAAACACCGAAGCAGCAAAGGGCTGGCAGTCCATCTGGGTTACCGCAGGCAATGGAATCGCAGACACCTTCGCCAAGGTTCTTGTAAACGGCGGTTCTTTGATGAAGGGATTGAAAGACCTTGCCAAGCAAACCGTCGAGCAGATCATTGCTTATTTCGCCAAGCTTGCAATCATCAATCCGATTCTCAACTCGATCTTTGGCAGCCAGCAGGGTATGGGCGCCGGGTTCCAGTTGCTTCCGACGATGGCGAACACGGCCTTCGGTGGAGGTGGTGGGACAGGAGGAGCTGTCAATGCGCTGATCAACAGCGGCGGCTCGCAGCAAGTTCTGAGCGGTGGCAGCGTAGGCGCGACTGGAAGCGCCGCTGGCGGTGGGTTCCAATTGTTCTCGCCATCGTCATGGCTGAGCGCAGGGAAGAATCTCTGGAACGGATTCTTTGGCGGCAGCACGGCCACAGGATTTGCTGCAGGCGCTGGCGGCGCTGGCGCGTTTACGGGCTCCGTTGCGCAAGGCTATACAGGCGCCGGAGCTTTCGCTGGTTCTCAAGCCGGCGCCTCGATCGGTGGATTGAACTATGGCGGATATGGTTCCGCGCTGGGTCAGGGCATCGGTGTTGCAGGTGGCGTATTCGCCGGGGTCAATGAGTTCAAGGCTGCCGGCGGTGGTGCGGCGGGCGTTGCCGGCGGTCTTGCCTACGGCGTAGGAACCTACTTCGCCGGAGCTGGCGTGAGTGCAGCGCTTGCTGGTGGACTGAGTGCAGGTCTTGCGGCTATCCCGGTTGTCGGCTGGATCGCTATAGCGGCCATGCTGATCGACAAGTTCAGTGGCGGCAAGCTGTTCGGCACGGCATGGTCTACGAAGGGAAGTACGACTTCACTTAGCATCGGCGCTGGTGGTGGAGACGCCACTGCCTTCCTGAGCCAGTCCAAGCAGGGCGCGCTGTTCTCCGGCACGAAGTATCGCAACAAGACTGTGGATCCAGGAAAGGACGCGCAGGACGCCGCACAGCAGCTATTCGACTCAGTCCAGAAGATCATGGTCGCGGCTGCGCACAAGATGCAGACGGAAGTTCCGCCAGTCATCCAAGCAGCGCTCGACATCGTCAATACCTACGACAAGAAGGGCAAGGTCACTTCCACGAAGTATGTGGTGGACATCCTCGGCAAGAAGTACGAGGAAGCCTCGCAGGAACTTGCTGCAACACGCATCTCCGCTGAAGCCATTGTCGCTACGGTCGCGGCGTCTGAGGCCGGAAAGGCCGCTAGCGCGATTGCTGAGCAATGGCGTGGCAGTGCCGACCTTTTGATGGAAGGCGCAAACTTCCTCGTCACCGCTACGGCCGACATCAATCAGGGGATCAACCTGCTTGGTGACGGCGGAACGCTGACAGACATCGCCAAGATCGTCACCGACCTCCAACAGGGCGGCGAGAAGCTTGTCGATACCTACGCCAGGCTCGGTCAAGAATCCGCGATCATGCGGGACGCGCTGGCACTGACCGGCGTTGACCTTGGCAAGACCGGCGCAGCGTTTGTCACCTTCGCTGATGGCGTTGCGAATGCTGCTGGGGGAGTACAGAACCTCGCGCAGATGGTGCAGACGTTCAATCAGGCGTTCTTCAGCCCTGCCGAACTTGCTGCCGCCAACCAAGCGTCTCTCAAGAAAGCATCCGACTCCGCGCTCGGCAAGATCGGCGAGAACCCGCTTGAATCTATGGCGCAGTTCAAGGCTGATTTCCTTGCCGCGCTGCCGACGCTTACACCTGAACAGCTCGAGCAGTGGTATGCGGCCGGCGCTGCACTGGCGACCTATACGTCCGCTGTGACGGATTCGGCTAGCCAGATCGTGGCGGCGAAGCAGAAGTATGCTCAGTTCGAAATGCAGCTCTATGGGGATGACTTCATTTCCTCGTTCGCCAGCATCGTCTCTGCTGAGCAGCAGCAGATCGACACCGCGAATCAGCTGGCCAAAGCAGCGGGGCTTGCGGGGGCATCGCAGGAAGACCTAGCTCGTATCATGGCGCAGGGCTCGCTCGCTGTAGGACAGGCGCTGGCGAAGCTCTCCGCAGGCATACAGCAAGACGTGGCGGCGATCTACGGCGCGCCCATGCTCGGCGATGGCCCGAACAACATCAACGTGGTCGCGAACAACAAGGCCGCGCTTCAGGCACAGGCCGCGGCGACTCAGGCAGGCCAAGCCTCGGCAGCTTACGACCTGATCCAGAAGATTGGCGACTTCGCCTTCGCTTCCGGAAAATCGACCGCGGAAGTATTGAAGCAATTCGGACTGACGCCTGACCAGCTCGCTAAGACGCTGGGTACCACTGCGGACCAGGTCACGAAGCAGATCGATGCGGCCACGAAGCAGGCGGCTGCGCTCACGACGATGTCGGCTCAGGGCGACGAACAGACCGGACTCTTGCAAGACATCCTCGCAACGCTTCAGGGCAAGACGCTGCCGTATGACATCAGCCAGCTCGGAGCCATCCCCTCCGTGCCTCTGGCGAGCGCCGGGAAGTTGGGCGGCCCGAACTCTGTCGCCGGTCCGGGATCGTCGCGTGAGCTCGCACAGGCTGTAGGCGATGGTACCAAGACCGGCCAGAGCGACTTGGTGAAGGAACTTCGCGAACTGAATTCCTACCTCCGCGGCGGAATTGGCCGTTCTACGGTCAACCGCAACACCGCGGGCGGCCGTCAGATCTTCGTTGGCGTCAACTAACCGCAGAATGTAAATAACGAAAAACAAATGAAACCACGTATTGTCACCACCATCGCGATTCGGAACAATCCCACGAGTGTTCCTCCACTGGGTTTGGCCATGCATATCAGCGGCAAGCTGTATATCGGTACCGCGCTCGCGGCGATGTTCCTCTATCTCGCAGGCACCGGCGGTGCTGGTGGATTCACCTATGCGGCTACTGGACTTCCTGCGGGCCTTACGCTCAACACGGCGACGGGTGAAATAACGGGAACCCCGACCGCGCAAGGTCACAGCGTCGTAACTGCCACGGTTACGGATGACGAGACGAACACATATTCGTCTAGTTGGACGCTCGACGTAATTGCGAACCTGAACTTCGAGTCTGCCTTCCCGCTTCCTGATGGCGAAGACTCTGTTCCGTATTCGTACCAGTTTCAGGTCAGTGGAAACGCTGGCGCTGTGACGTATGCGATCACGTCCGGCTCAATCCCTGGCGACATTTCTCTCACGTCCGGTGGGTTGCTAAGCGGCACGCATACCGGAACTCAGCAATACGCTTTCACCGTGACTGCGACTGATGCTGGAAGCGGCGACACTCTCGATATCGGATGCTCGCTGAACTTTGTCAGCGGCATGAGCCTTGATCCTGATGACCCGACGTACTACTTCACAGGCGGCGTATCCGGAGAACAGCATTTCACGCTGACCGGTGGGGAAGGTTCTTTCGTCCTGACTGGGTTCAACGCAAACGGCGTATTGCCAAACGGCCTCCTCTATACGTTCGATTTGAACAGTGGCGGATTGACGATCTATGGCGCACCGGTTGCTCCGACGACGGGAGCGATCCTTACCTATTTCCCAGACGGCACGATAACCGATGCTCTCGGTGGAACGCTGACATTGTTCGGGACTCTCCCGGTAACGGTTGCGGCTCCGCAATTTGCGATTCGCGCGAAGGATGGCTCAGGCGATCTCGGTCCGCAGAATCCGCGGAGTATACAAATCCATAGCAGTGACGGGAGCGTAGACGTCACCGGAACCAATGTCGCTGGAGCTGTTGTCTACGACCTGAGTTCCTCAACAAGTTCAGGTGGTGGTGGAGCAACAGGGCCGACAGGGGCAACGGGTGCCACTGGCCCAACCGGTAGCACTGGCGCAACTGGTGCGACTGGACCAACAGGATCAGGCGCAACGATTTCAGGCGACCCCGGCAACATCATCACGACGGACACCAGCGGCGGGCTCTACGCGACGATTGAGAATGATTCGGAAGTTCAGGGCGGCATCACCGATGGCTCAACGGTAAACCAAGTCGGAGTCTGCGCACAGAACGCTTTTACATTCTTCGTCGGGTTGATTGGTCCGCTCAGCACGCTTACGGTAAACATCAATGACCCATTCGCAGGCAATCCGGTCTTCTCACCGTTTCAGTGGCTCGTGATCAACGATTCCGTCACGAGTCTAACCTTGGGCGGAAATCTGGACACCAGCGCATTACCGATGCCGACCTCGGTTCCGTCCGGCGGTCAAGGATTCCTATTCCAATGGAATTCAAGCGCTGCCGCTAACAAGTGGGTCCGCCTAGCCTAAATGAAAAACAATCCCTCCGCCTTCAGCGAAACCTCGCTGGGGGCTAGACTCGTTTTGTCCGTCAACGACACGATACTGCAGACCAAGTTCACGGTTGACGAACACCGCATGGCGCGGTCGCAATTCGGAGTTGGGTCAGGCGCTGCTAGTGTCGAGTTTTACATCTATTCTCCGAACGGAAAAGCTGCGGCAGATGTCATCGCGTCCTCTTCTTCCGGGCATCGAGTCTGCGTCGGAGTCGTCGACGGGCAGGCAGCGTTCAACAAGTTCGTCGGTCAGGACGCCCACGGCTGGGGCATTGAACCGGATGGCTATGTCTGGCACAACGGTGCCGTCATCGCGCACTTCACCTCATGGACGCTGAATGATTATATAGGCGTCGTGCTTAATCAGGTCAGGCAAACGCTATCGTTCTCGAAGAACGGCACGCACATCGGCACGATCGATCTGCCATCCGAGAGCGCCGGACCAATCCCGTATTACTACGCCGCCACAGTTAGCGGCATCCCTGGCGACCTTGCGGTATGGGCGAATGCTGGACAGACGCCGCAGCGATATCCAGCCACGGGCGTTGATGGTTGGTTCCATGCGCGTACAGGTCTCGATCCTCTCTACCTCGCCACGGAACCCTATACGTGCGCAGGCGATGACGACACGCCGAATCAGAAGTATCAGGGCGACATCGATCACGCGCAGTCTGTTGTAACGCTTACCCGAGGAGTTAAGTTCTGGCCGTGGGGCGCGAGCGCTCCGTCGCAGCTGCAGCGTGGTGGGCAGATTCAGTTCACGATACTTGACCCGCATCACGACTATGACGAGCTCATGGAGCTCGACATTCGTGACCAGATAGTCACTATCTCGAATGTGTACCAGGGCGAGGCGTTCTCAACGGCAACGCCAATCCTCGATGCGATCATTGACCATTGCGAGCAGCCGACTGACCAGACAAAGCTGCTTGTGTGCAACGACAAGCTGGGGTTATTGCAATCCCAACTCGTGCGCCCGCTGTTCGCCCCGAATGCGGATCCAGCGGTCGCGGGGAAGCCATGGCCGTTTAGCGGAGGCATCTGCCGCACCTATGTGCCGCCGTTCTACAAAGGCCTCACGATGGCTGCGGGCGATGAGTTCATCGCCGCGGTTGGAAAATGGCGTCACGGTGGCAGGGAATGGGGCTACACGATTGACTATACCGTTGAGCCTGATGGAAGGAGCTTCACCGCAACCATAGCTCCTACAGCAAAGGTCACGGCAGAGACAACGACATTCGGCGGAACCTTCATAGAGACCGACACCGACATCCTCTCAGGCGATGGCGTGTTCGGTAGCACGACCACAGGGGCGCATGGTTGGCCGCTGCATTGGACTGCGGCAGGGGGTTACTTCTCACCGGATCCGCCGAACACGATCTTCCAGCTCACTGGCGCTGCACCGAACAAATACATCCATCAGGGACAGAGTGCGGACACCGTCTACCGTCTCAAGCACGACACGCTGACCATCGACCCTGGAGAAAGCGTTGCCTTCGAGGTCATCGTCAAGAATGCGCCGTACTACGGTCCTGGTGTTGATGCGCAGAACGAGCCAATCGACATCCCTCCAGCTCAGCTCTGCTTCGGGGGCGTCGACAGCAATTCATTCCAGTTCTACATCTGGAAACGATTCGACATTCCGACACCGCAGAACTATAGCGGCCCGACCACAGGTCCAGTTACCTACCGCGGCACCTTCACCAGCAAGGACATCGTCACGCGGCCGCTGATTTTCGGATTCCTTTGCAACAACATGATTCAAGGGACTGGCAATATCACTTCCGTTTTGGACGTGACCAGCATCCGTCTGGTGCGGTTGCCTGACCTTGCGCAGAACGTCACGCTCGATGGGCCAGGCCTAGATGCAATGCTTCAAGACCTATTCATCGATCACGGCCCGCTTGTCGATAACGATTACGCCGCGGATGGCGCTACGAATATTGACGATCGCACAGGCTATAAGTGCGGAGTCCACGTCAGTGAGAATGAAACGCCGCAAGTTATGGACGTGGCGCGATTGGTGCTCGACTCGTGGACGGCTGATGTCTTCCTGAACCGTTCGAAGAAGGTCACCGCGGTTCGTCTATTCGCGCCGGAGGATGTCGATGACGGCGTAGTGGCTGGCTCGCTGGTTGCGAACGACTTTCAAGGCTATCTTACGCCTAAGCCTGACGATGCCGAAAACCTGACGACACGGATGAGTGGGTGCAAGAACTACGACCCATATTCTGAAGCCGACTTCACCAACGTCTCCCTCGACGATGTTCCGCAGATCTTGCGCAATCAGCTCGAGCAGCGCTTCCAATGGACTGTGACGGCCAATGCCGTGCTGTCGCCGAAATACCAGTATGCGCTGAGCGTTGCCGCGAAGGAATCTCAGCTCGACCGCGAGGCTGATGGTCAGGCGGAAATCACTCGCGTCTGCAAGCTCTACGAATCACAGCGCAATTTCTACACTGGCGCAGTGCTCGCAAAGCAGGGCAGGTCATTCGAAATCGGCGACGTCTGGATTGTGACCTACGAAGCCATTCCCACGCTTGCGACAGGTCAGAAGCTGCTGCTTGTCGGGATCAATGAACAGCCGAGCGATGGCATCGCCACGCTAACATTTTGGGGGTTGTGACATGCATATTGGATATGGAAGACCAGCCTCAGTTGTGTGGAGCATCAGCGGCGGAACATTCATCGGAGACCCGGACGACCTAATCAACGGTCAGCCAGCTTCCGGTTGCCGAATTCGGTGGGGCGGCGACTCTTCGGGCCAGCTTGTCGTCACGGCCTCATTCACCACACCCATCGATGCGCGCTCGGCGGCTTTCCTGAGTCCGCGGCTATCCACGGAGAATTTGATACCTGAAGGGGTTAAGGTCGAGTTCGCAGGCAAGCTTGCAAGCTCTCCGGTGGTCCTAGGCGGGAATGCGCTAGGCAAGCGGACCGTCACCCATCCGAATGGCGCCACGCGTCGGCCTGCGGTCTTCCCTGCGGCGTCTATCGACGAGCTTGTGCTGACCATCCATGACGACAAGAACGGCTCGCCATTCGCCATTCACGATGGCCTATACGATCTCGGTGAACTCTGGTGGGGTGCGGGATCTGACTGGGGAGTAAAGCAGAACCTGAAGATCGCGCTTCAAGGTGGATTGCTACAGCGCAAGTCGCACGAGAACCAGAACTGGCCCTGGGCAGTTAAGGCCTACCAGGCACCGAGTCTCAACATCACGCCGATGACTGAGGAGGAAGCCATCGGTCCTCGCAGCGATCAGGACGACTTCCAAAAGGTCATGTACCCACTGGCCGAGGATTCGACCTGCGTCATCATCCCTACCTACCTCGCACGAAACAACGCCACGAACAGGCACGCTCCGCCCGCCACGATTGACGCGTCGACCATCAGCGAACAGCGGCTTTGCCGTACCTTCATGATTGGGAACCTGGACTCGGCAATCGAGCTTGACGGGGATGACAACGAATATTTCATCTCGCCGATCAGCTTCGGAGAATCTCCGCCATAGTCGCCACTATGGGGTGGGGTGCTAGATCGGCTTGCCCAGCGGAACGGCGCGCAAGCTGAATTCGGTCTTGCTGACACTCACGAGAACAACCGCATGTCCGAGCGCACGCGCCGTATAGACGGCTGAAGGAATGTGGTCAGCGCCGTTCCAAATGACGTTGCCAAGATGCACACCACCAGGCCACTCGGAAGAGAACCGGTTGCGCTGATGCTCCAGATGCAATTCCAATTCCTTCACGCGCTTTTGCAGTCGATGCGCTTCACGTTGAGAAATGGTCATTTCTTAGCTCCAGTGGTTCAACGTTTCACAGCTATTCGCACTCCACCCAGCTGCCCATAGAGGGCCGCATGGGTGGTTGGGTGGCGGTTGGCAGGAGCGCGAAAATCTCTCGGGTCATGCGGTGGCCTGACTAATAACCCCATTCCTTCAGGTAGGCGTTCGAGCAAAAGCAGTTGATAGCCTGTTCGTCCGCATGCTCTGGCAGGAATCCGGTATCGAGCGAGTCACGCAAGTCGCGCTCAAGCTCGCCAGCAAGGTTTAGCACGCCATCCAGCGTCCAGCCGCCAGTGCGGATAGATCGCACGTCGGCGCTGTGATGCGCGGCCATTGGGAGGCTTAGCTTGCCGGTTTGCATCAGTTCCAAGCCCTGGTAGCCGAGGCGGATCACATGCCCGGCGTACTTGGTGTCGAAGCCGTACTTCTCGACCAGCTCAGGCCGCGAGCCATGCCGCCCGCCTTGCGTGCCCTCAAGCCGCGACTTCTGCGCGATCATGTAGCCAAGGAACGCCTTGCCGCAGTCGCGCGACAGGAACATGTTGCGGCAGTTCATGAGCGACCGACCCGTATCTGTGATTTCGACAATCGCGTCCTCAGGCACGAATAGCGGCAGCAGCATCGTCGGATTACCTTTGGCTGCCAGCCTGCAATACTTGCGCAGCGAGTGGATTACCAAGTCCAGATCGCCCGGCCCGGAACGCACGCCTTCCGGCTGCGTGCGCTCGACGGTCGTTTCCCAGTGCGTCAGGCCAAACACCAGACGCGGCGGCTCGATGGCGATTGCCATTTCGTCGCGGTCGTCCTGCTGCGCCACGTTCGTACCGTGGACCGTCGAACCGACCACTGCGCGCAAGATGATTTTTAGTTCAGTAGTCATTTCTCAAACCCTCGATAAGCGACGTCATCCACCACAGCCCCGCACGTCACCCGTGCCACGCCTACGCTTACCCGGCAGGCCGTTCGTCGCCGTCCTTGACCTGTTCCTCGGAAACAACGAATGTCCCCTTGGCCGGATGTGGCAGATAGAACGATTTTTCGCCCGATCCGCCGTTGTAGTTGCCTTCGACAATCACAGGTTCCCGGTCGTCCTGAGTCACCGTTGCGCGGTATTTGCCGTTCACATGAATCTTCACAGTCGTTGTCATTTGCGTAGTCTCCGTTTAGTACCTGGGTGGCCGCACATACTGCGGTCGGTAGTCGTAAATCCACGCTTCAACCAAGCGCAGGCGTTCCTCGATTGATAGCGCGTCCAGCTTTGTAAAATGCTTATCGCGTTCCGTCTGCCTTTCCTTCGTTAGGCATTGGCCGCAAATCGTTGGGTACGTTGACGGAGAGTGCATAACGGTTGCCACTTCTCCGCAGCTTTCACAGGTGATGCGAGAACTAAGAGCCATTTGTCACCCTCCAAATCCGTCAACGTGTATCAAGTCAGGCCAGACTTCCCGGCACGAGATGTTCGCGCCCTCAAATGAAAACCTATAACCCTCCACCGGCCTACACACCCTCGTTACTCCACCCTCGTCCCACCATGAGGCGACTGCACCGGAACGCTGAAAGTGCAGCTCCGTGGCTTGGTGTTGGGTGCCGTTGACCACGAGTGCGATGATGAGAGCGCGAACAGCCGAGAGGTTCATGCGGTGGCCTTACTAACATCGCTTGCGGGGAACCGGATGGGCTGCGGCGTGCCGGGAACATCGGCCAGTAGTAACGGGTATGTTTGTTCACTGCATACCGCGACGTAGCATCCCTCCACGGCCCACACCACGTTCTGCCGCACCTTGCCGCCAGCGCACTTGCAGATCACCAAATCGCCACGCTGAAAGGCCCCACTCTCAGGCGTGTTCGGCTGTTCGCGCGTTTGAGTGGTCATTTCGGTGGCTCCGGTAACGCCAGCTTGCGTTCGAGTTTCGCGAGAGCACGCTTTTGTGCCTTCACGTCGCGCCAGAAGTCGCCCATGTCGCCCATGGCCGCTACTGCAACGTCCGCTGCACAGGCTCGGACTTCTTCACTGCGCCGGGTTTCTTGCCTTCGTCCTGCGGCTTCTTCAGGTCGAGCTCGGCTTCCTGTTCCAACTTGACCGCGCACGACGTATGCAGCTTCTTCGCGATCTGCTCGAGGAAGTTTTCGGGCGGGTCTTCGATCGTCACGGTGAAACTGCAGCTGAAGAGACCTTTCGCGCGCGGCGCCAGGATAACCTTGTGCAGCTTCGCGACACGCAGCTTGCCGCCGTTCGATATCTTGATCTGGTGCTGGCCTTCCCAGAACTCGTCAATGGGAATGGAAGTCAGGCCGAGGAAGCGCATATTCTGGTCCTCGTCGTTGGCGAAGAACGCGTCGAGCACTTCCTCTTCGGAGTTCGCGCGCAGGACCGCGCCAGCGCATTTCGCGGACAGATCCTCGACCGACAGCTTCACATCGACCGCGACCTTCGATTCTTCATTCGTGCCGCGGCGAACGTTGACGTGCTCGACGGTGCATTGCTTCTGGAATTCGAACAGCATGGGAATTTTCTCCACAAGTTGGAAAGACATCAGGCTTCGCGCCAGCCTGCGAGGCGAATCAGCAAATAGCGTTTGTACTTTTCACCATTCCGGCCACGCCCGAGCGTCTTGCGCAATCGAATCGGCCGGACAACGCCAATGCGCTTGAACTCGTGTAATCGCGCCCAGATCGATGCCCTCGCGATACCCGTCGCACGCTCGATGTCAGGCACAATCTGCAGGCCAGATTCGAGCGCGGCTAGGATGGCAATTGCATTGCCTTTCATGCGGCGATTCGCACGTCTTCGCGCAGATGGCGTTCGTTGTTGTCGACGAGCGTCTTGAACGCGACCAGGTCGGCTTCCATGCGCTCGATGTAGGCGTCATCTCGCTTGAACTCTCTCCACCAGAGTTCCTTGCTGATCGGCGCCAGCGCGGGGCAATAAAGCGCGAAGTGCCAGAACTTGCGGCCGGTCAGCCAGAGACATCCCTGCACCTGGTCCGTGAACTCGGAGGTGTCATTATCGATCAGTACATGACGCAGCCTGGCCGGATCGATCAGGCATTTGTACTCGCTGCCACCGTCCTCGCCGATCAAGCCGTCGGCGCTGCCGCCGAACGCGTTGTCATCGGTGGAGACGAAGCCAGCACGCCGCACGGTGACGCCGGCGGCCATCTCGTGAGCGAACCGCGCATCCGGCTCGAGCTCGTTGCCGCGGCGCATGGCGAACGTCTGGAACTGCTCATCGAGCGGTTCGCCGCTGATGCGCTCCACGGCCAAGCGGAAGGCGTAGTCCTTCGCCGCGTCCGAGTAGTCGCCGACGACTTCGCCGGCCAGCGCACGCTCGATGCCCTCGGCGCGCGGCTTGGCCTTATAGCCAGCCGCTTCCATCGCACCCCTCTCGTCGCGGCCGGCGCGCACCGCGTCGACGAATCGCTGCTGCTGATCGGTCAGGCAGCCGACGCGTTTGCGGATCACGCAGAACATACTCGCCGTGATCACTCCGCAGCGCGCCTGATGCCATTCCGGTGAACCCTGAGCGCAGTTGTGGATGATCATTACGGCAGGACCTCCGCCTTTTTCTGCTTGACGTAGTCCGCCATCACCTTCCGCACGCCGGGCGACATTTCCTTCCACGTCGCCGCGAAATCATCAGGCGTCACGCAGTCGTCGATCTTCGATTTCCAGTCGGCGTATTCCGCGGCCAGATACATCGGAACTGCATCGCCGGCGCCGCGGCCGTCATCGTCCTCCTGGTCGCTCGTAGCCAGACCGGTCGCGGCGAGCAACGTATACCGCTGCAGATATGTGACCGTCGACGCAATCGACTGGATGCCATTCTTGCCGCCAGAGTCATCCGGGCTCGCGAATAACTGCGTGCTCTCGGAATGGCCGAGCTCGTGCGTAATGATGCAGGTCACCGTCACCTTGCCGTCGATCTGCTTCGTGTCCCAGCGATGTGAGAAACCGTGCTTGCCGAGCTCCGCGCAGATCCGCGTGACAACGTTGCCGATCGACGCATGATCGTACTCGGTAACGCTGCCGTCCTTCTTGACGTAGCGGACGTGCTTGTCCTTGTCGATCGACAGCGGTTCGGCCTTGAACGCCGCCATCGCGGCGACGTATGCCTTGCGCGCCTGGTCGGCCTCGTAGCGCGTCTGGAGGTCCATGAGCTTTTCCAGCCGGTCCAGATCGGCTCCCTGCTCGACGGCCAAGCGCAGCAGATCTGCTGGCGTCGTGGTGGTCAGCGCGCTGCGCTTGCGAGGCGCGGCCGCGACCAATTCGCCGCGCACAGCTTCAGGCGCGACGCTCATGGCGTCACCTTGGCCTTCCGCTCGCGCGGCTTCCTCGGCTTCTTGTTGATTGCGCTGAAGACCGCCTGCAGATCGAGTGCTTCAACGGTCTGGCGGAAAACCTCTTTGCCAGGCGCGTCAGCAAACTCGTTTGCTGCGGTCGCGGTGTTCTGTTCGGTGATCGTGATAGTGAACGGCATTTTTGGAATCTCCTGCGGAAAGAAATACAGCGGCGCCAATTTTGGATTGCGGGGAGTGCGCGCCAGCGCCGCTGTGTGATGAAATGATTTAGCTCTCGACGGCCGGCTCGTATTCGCCCGGCTTGAGATTGAACGTCCAAGCAACCGCTTCCTGCGCACTACGCACTTCCGGCGGAACTCTGATCATGTACTGCTTGAAACGGCTGCCTTCCGGTGAATCGATGGCAGCACGCGCAGCCACGCCGAATGTTGCGATCGCTTCGTCGCGCGACATAACGCCGTCTGGCTCCGGCGTGGAATTCAGCACGCGCACCATCACGATGGGTTCGTCGTCGGCCAGGTCCTTGCGATAGAGAATGCCGGCTCGATCGTGAGAAACGACCTTGGCGCCGGAGTCGAGCAGGTAGCGATCCTGGCCGAACAGCTCGATCATCACGCGCCGCACTTCAGCGTTGCGCTCCGATTCGATTCTCGCGGTCGTGATGCTCGCGGGCTGCTCGATCAGCTCGGCGGGGATTTGCACGCCATGGACGGCATGAACGCCCCACCCGTCCGAATATCCGATCGCCTGCTTGTCGAGCGCATGCAGGCGGCCTTGCACATCCACCGCGAGCTGCGTCGGACGCTCGGAGGCGAAGACGATTCCTTCATACGGGAACCACCAGTGGCAGTGCTGCGACTGGCGCAACCAGAGCGCCAGTGTCGATTTTTGCCAATCGTTATATTGCACGCCTATCTCGCCGCAAAAATCGTAAAAAACCTCCCATCCGCACCACTGCGCTCCGGCGAAATAATTGCTGAGCTGCGACCAGAGCTGCGACCAGAGCTGCGACCCGAGCTGCGACCCGAGCTGCGACCCGAGCTGCGACCCGAGATGCGACCCGAGCTGCGACCCGAGCTGCGACCCGAGATGCGACCCGAGCTGCGACCAGAGCTGCGACCTGAGCTGCGACCCGAGCTGCGACCAGAGCTGCGACCTGAGCTGCGACCCGAGCTGCGACACGAGCTGCGACCCGAGCTGCGACCTGAGCTGCGACCCGAGATGCGACCCGAGATGCGACCCGAGCTGCGACCCGAGCTGCGACACGAGCTGCGACCTGAGCTGCGACCTGAGCTGCGACCCGAGATGCGACCCGAGCTGCGACCTGAGCTGCGACCTGAGCTGCGACCCGAGATGCGACCCGAGATGCGACCCGAGCTGCGACCCGAGATGCGACACGAGCTGCGACCTGAGCTGTTTACCCTCCGCGCCGGCGCTTTGCGCGAATGCGCGCAAAGCGCCGTACGCGAGAATGCACATCATGGGCGAGCTGAAAAACAACACGGCGGGTCGCGGCTTTCCGATGGCTTCATACATCGCACAAATCGCGTCCGTGGCATGCTGGTGGTCAATCGGTTGCGTAGTGCGCCCGATCGATAGCCAGTTGTTCAGCGTTTCACCGAGTCGGCGCTCCTGCGCCGACGTGAGTTTCGTAATTTTTTCCATGGCGTCTCCCCTCACGTTGTTGGCAGGATTCAATCCGCGACGTTGCGAATTTCTTCGGGCGTGTACTCGCGCTGCTGCACGATCTCGTACACGCCGGCAGGCAGCGTGATCGGCGCATGCTCTTCGTGACGCACGGTCGCTTCGGAGACGACGCTGAGGAAGCGCTTCACTGCACCCGCAGCGTCAGCCATCGTGAACTCGCGCGCCTCGCGAACGGCGATCGCGTGCGCGTGGCCAGTCACCTCGCCGTGCGCCAGCACGATGCGACCTTTGTTCTTCACCGGCTTCGCATCGGACGGAAGCGAAGCAACCTGGCGGATCAGTACATCACCTTGACGATAGAGCTTCATTTCGTTTCCTCTCTGTGGTTGATTCAACGCGCCAGCGACAATCGCGGGCGCTTCACGATCACCGGCACATCCGCCTTCGGCACGAACGCAGTGCGAATGGAACGCAGCGGCTCGACCTGCACGACGCGCAGCTTCGGTGCTTTGGATGCGTCGCCGAACCGTTCGCCGACCTGCAGCGGCACGACGTAACCCTTCTGGATGCTCTGCGGGCGCTTGGCGCGGTTCGAGGCACGCAGCAGCAGCAGCGCCTTCGCATTGGCTCCCTTGGCCGCGCGTGCGAGCGCAGTGGCGGTTTCCGTGCCTTCCTGCGCATCGCTGCATTGCCGCCAGCGATGCATGCGTGCCTGCGGTTGCAGCGGCACCGTGCCGCGGTCGTCGATGTTCGGGCGCGTGCGGCGCGGGAAGACGATCAGCGAGATCGCGGCGAGGGCGACAACGATAAGGGCGACGGTCATGCGCTCACCAGTACTTCGTAACGAAATGCACAATGATGCAAATCGCGCCGATCCAAAGTGAGGCGATGAATATCCCGTAGAGAACGACTGCAGTTTTCATGCTGCCTCCGGCGGCTGCGGGCTGCTGCGCAGCTGATGCCTCTCGGCATACCGCACTCCGGCCTGCAGCGCCTGCTCTTGGTCCGCTCCAGCATGGCGCGCGTTGCAAGCCAACTGATAGGCCATCGCGAAGGTGTCAGGCATGATCGGCAGTGCCGCGCACCGTTTGATCAGGTGATGCTTGAGCAAGCGCCGGTCACGCTCGGCTTCGAAATCGACCATCACGGTGCCGATCTGATTGCGATCGGTGATTTCAGCAAAAACGTTCATTCGACCAGTCTCCTTGAGCGCCTTGTTCAGCCGGCGCAGTTGCAGAAGGGATTGAAGTTCGCGGTGGTAGGTCTCGACGTTCAAGCGGCTCTCCGCATTTCAGGCTGAGAAACCGGAACTCGGTCACGCGGCAAGCCAACCGGAATCATGTGCATGCCGTTGCGCTTCCAGCAGTCCAGAACATCGCGCAGCTCGCGGGTGAGGCGATAGCACCATGCGGACTCGCCGGGCTTGCCAGCCAGTGCGCGGCGTTCGCGGATCAAGCTGAGCACGCGGTTGCGTCGGATCGCGCTCTGGCGAAAGAAGAATTCCCATTCCCACGAGTAGGCGAACGGGACGCGAGGGCAGGCTGCGGCGTGACGCGCGCGAATCTGCTGCTGCGCCCATCCTGGTGAGTCGGCGTACTCCGCGGCGCGCAGCTCGGCGCTGATGTCGATGCGTGCGTGCGCTCGGGCGGCATGGCGAGCGGCGTAGTAGGCGGCGCGGTTCATGGCTGCGACCTCGCCGCCTGCTCGCGCATGCTGACCAAAGCCTCGCATGACAGCGACGCAGACTCGTACGCAGGCGAACCCACGGATTCGGACGTCGATGCGTGCAGACACGCGCGCAGTGCGTTCTCGTGCGGGTCCGAATACGTGAACGCCGCCATGAAGAATCCGACCGAGCAGATCGCCAGCGAGATGCCGAGGCAGGCGCCGAGGAAGGTCAGGGCGCGCATCACAACACCCTCGCCATGTTCGACAGGCACGCGCCCCAATGAAACCCGTTGACGATGTTCAGCCCAACCGGATGATCGTTCTCGGCATCGCGCACGAGTTTCTTCTCGATCACGTAGCTGACCGGCACCTTGACCAATAGCGCGGCGTTGCCCCACAGCTCGTTGCCACCACCCGTACCGAGAGCAATGGCCGTGCTGCCGATGTCGCACCAGAATGCTGCCCAGCGCTCAGAATGCTGCAGCTTGGTGCGCGCTTCTGCGGCGGCGAAATACTTGTCGTCGAGCTTGTATCCTGGGCCAGCCGTCATGCCCGGAGAGGCTTCGACGTTGTGCCCTGTCGGCGTCATGTACTTGTGCGGATCGATGTTCGGCGAGACCGCACAACCCGACAACCCCGCAACCACCACCACGAGCAGCAGCATCGTCATCGCCTGCACGTTCCAGCGAATCGAGAAGCCGTCGCGCTTCGTGACCAGGGCCACCGCCATGATCGGCAGCGCCGCGGTGAAGACGATCTCGGCCAGAATTTTGACGAGCGGAATCATGAGCGGCCTCCATGGGAACGCATGCGGATTCGGGAACGGGTGTGCTTGCCGGGCTTGGTGCGGCTGGTGTGCTTCCGGGCATTGCGCGGATGGCGGTTGCGGCCACCGTTGGGGTGGCGGCCTTTGCGGAGGTATCGCTCGACCTGCTTCGTCGCCTCGTTGCGCAGGTATTTCTCGCGGGCGGACTTCACAGTGCACCACCAGCATTGCGCGCATCAGCAGCAGCCTGCGCTTCGCCGAGCGTCGTGAAGGAAACCGACAGGTCCATTTCCTGATCGCGGCTTCCCGGCGCGGCCTTGCGCGTCAGCCGGAACTTCAGGCCGTAGTAACTTACGACCCACAAGCCGCGCTCGTACCGCGCGCTTGGGTCGCAGCTATCGGCAAACGCCTGCTCGACTTGCTGTGCTTCGGATTGCATGGATTGCTCCCTGTGGATGGAGGCGAATGTACTCGCGGGTAATAGGCTTGTCAATACCCCTGAGTACGGGAGTATGTACTTAGCGAAACATATTTTTCTTGACGGACTATGGTAGGTCGTGGCACGCGGGCACGCCACTTTTGAATAGTCGCGCTCAGCCCTGTCACGTTTAGCAGTCTCAGCTTTTGCTATGCGGTGAGAGAATCCTTAGCACGGACACCATCCGGTGCCAGCTGAGGGGGTTCCCATGTCGGAAAGTCTTAACGTGTCAGGGCCTGTGGAGATCGAATCGACCAGCAAAGAAATGGTCGCATTCAAACTCTTGGAAAGGATTACGCACAACGAGAACGCGCAGCAGCACACGAAAGATCGCAAGTATTGGCTGACTCTATACGTTCAGTGCCTCAAAGCAACCGATGGCTTAAGCCTTGATCGGGTGCTGAAGCAAGAATAGGTATATTTTGGGGCGGCTAACTACCGCCCTTTTTCTTCTCTGGAGCCGGCCATCCTTCCTTGGGCCGCTTGAGTTTGAGCGCCTTACCTACAGCCTCTTCCCAGTCGCCCTCAATCTTGACGCTATCAGGCTTCGGACCCGTACGCTTCTTCGCTGGCTTTCGATTCTTCATAGGTCAACCGCTTGCCTTCGGAAGCGAGGATCACCGCTCGCGTGCGGTCGCCATCATCCATATGGCGGTGGTTGTAGCGGAACTCAAACTCGCACAGGTAGCGGTGCAGGTGTTCCTTGCTGACCGCATGGTAGATGCCGTTTAGTCCGCGCTTCAAGCTCGAAAAGAACCCTTCAACCGTATTGCTGTGCACGTCGCCGCGCGCGTATTCGCCGGCGCTGTGCTTGGTCGTGTGGTGGCCGCCGGCGAACTCCCTGCCCACGCGGCGATATGAGAACAGCTCGTCGGTGTACAGCGTGGATGCTGGTGGGTCTACGTTCTCACGCAGCGCAGCGCCAAGGGTCTTGGCGGTCACGTCCGCAATCACACCAGTGCGCACGCGCCCGCCACGCTCAAGGATAGCCATCACAGCTGGCTTCTTCGCAAAGAACTCCTCGCGCTCGTGCTTGCTCTTCAGCTTGTAGCGGGGCTTGCCGCCGACAAAGGTTTCGTCTGCCTCAATTGGGCCGCTCAAAGGGCCGGGCATTGAACCACCCATGGCGAAGCGGATGCGCTGAAGCATGAACAAGCAAGACTTGTAGCTCAAGCCGGTCTGACGGTGCAGTTCGAGAGCCGCGACGCCTTTCTTCGATGTGGCCGCGCGCCAGAAGGCATAGCACCAGTGGCGCAGTTCAATGCGCGAGTCTTCAAACACGGTGCCGATGCGAACGGTGAACTGCTGCTTGCAACCCTTGCAGCGCCAGCGGAAGTTCGCCTGACGTTCGCCAGTCACACTGTCCTTCATCTGGTACACATCCATATCGCCGCAGCGCGGACAGCCCGGCGCATCGCCCCAACGCTGCATTTCCATGAACTCGACCGCCGCGCGCTCGTCAGCGCAGGCGGCAGGAATCGCCATTAGCACTGGATCGTTCTTGGTGCTGCGGTTCTGAACCTTGGCCATGACAACCTCTGCGGCGCAAAACTTACTTGACGTCGCAGAATTTATCAAATAAAGTTCCCCGGTGCAAGTTAAATCAGACAAATGGCAGCTTCGATTTGATTTCGCGCCGCAGGCGCGCGTCATTCCACTTTCCCTGGAGCCGCACATGGGCATGAGCGCAGAAATGCGTCGCTTGGAAAACAAGTGGCGGAACAATACAGGCTGGGCAAAACGCCTTGAATATATTGAAATTTTTGGAATTCGCGGATGGACTGGACAGCGCATTGATTTCCAATTCCCAATAGTTGCGATCGTTGGCGAGAACGGCGCGGGTAAAAGCACCGTCCTGCAATGCGCCGCGTCTTCTTATGGCGAAAAGGAGGGCCAAGGCGGCTGGTATCCATCAGATTTCTTCCCGGATACGCCGTGGGAATTCGTGGGGACGACTGATCGCGGATCAGACCCGACGGCATATATCACCTATGCCGTGCGAGAAGGTG